AACTTCATCTATGCTAAACTCCCAGGCGAGGGTATCTTCATTAACCCCCGCCTGGAGCTTACCAGATTGATTAAGGAACATCACTTCATCTTCTGTTTTACTAAGTATTTCAGCTGTCTGTGATAATGATATTTTCATAACTATGAGGATCCTTATTATTAAATGTTCGCGTAGTTTCTTTCGAGAGCAGCAACGAGTGAGAACGTTAGACCAACAGCTCGAGTAATCTGACCAGTCGTTTCAACGAACTGTGCTGTATCAAATCCGATAGCTCGAATTGTTACCTCAGCGACAGTACCAGAGGTTCTTCCGCCCTGGGTGTTGTTATCATAATCAAAGTCGAAATTAACTGAAGCCTGCGCCGAAACCGATCCAGCAATCGGGATGCCCGCGTTGTTGTTAACAATAATAGCGTCTGGGCTGTTAATTGGGTTTTGGTCAATGTTAACCGCTGTGCCGGGCGCTTCGTTGATAACATTTTCACCATCAACTTTGTACATATCAATATCTGATGTTGACGTGAACGTCGTCACTCTCCAGACACCGTTGTTCTCCGGATTTGCAAAACCACTGACAGCAACATAATCACCTGCCGTAAGAGTAGGTAGATTGCCGGTTGAAGTAAATGTTGCGTTTGATCCAGAAGCTGCTGTAATAGCATAATCTGTGTTGGTTGTTCTGGTTGTGTATGTGAAGAACATCCAGAAGTTTGCATCCGCATCGTTTTGTAGGTTGTTGTTGAATGCAATAGAACCAGCAGCAACGAACGGGAATGTACGAGGAAGACCGGCTGAGTCGTAGAACGTTAGTCTGTTGGTGTCGTTTGCATCAAACCCTTCGATAATAACACCAGAACCACCACCATTGGGGTTGGTTGGAATTGCTTGGCCAGCTTCTAGAGTATCACCAACGAATCTTAGAAGACCGTCAGCAGTCGAGCCTGTAACAATACCAGAACCGGTCGCATCAATGTCGCTGTCTTGACGTAGTTGATACTGAACCTTCTCGTATATCTCTTCAGCTGTTGCAACAACTGGTGTGGAACGTTGAATGGTGAACGATAGGTTTGTTTCTGATCCGGTCAGTGCAGAGTTTAGCGTAACGGTAGTACCGGAAGCCGTTGAAATTGTGTGATCACCCTTGTCTGTGCCTTCGTGGATTGTAAGAGTTCCACCGTCGTATACAGTTGCTGGAATTCCACCCTGAGCTGTAGCGAACGACGTCGTGCCGTTGGAAACGCCATCGACCCCAGATAGAGTGCCAACGTCAATGACAATACCGAAGACACGTGGGTTAGATCCAGTTGGATCGTCAACATCACGGGTAAATGCCTGATCGAAGTAACGAACTTCAATTTGATTATATGGAGACGATCCAGCAATCGTTACGTCAGTTTCAGAAATTTTAAGGTCAGTCGCGTTAGTTAGCGGGAATCGATACACCTGGTTCACAACTTCGGTAACACCGATGTCTCCGAGAGTCGACTGAGCAAACGTCTTACCGTTTACATCCGAGTCTCTAACTCGTAGGAACACGTTTAGAACGTTTCTATCATTTACAGCGGATGTAAAGTTAGCGTCGTCTGCATCGTTTGTCAAACCTGTTCCCACAACTCGTAGTGACGACGTGCCGGCCGAATCGATAACATAATCACCAACGTTACCAGCCGTGTCTGACGTAACAATAGAAATCTGGCCGCCGGTTTTGTAACCTTCAGCCGTCCAACTGCCTGTTGTACGTGTAATTGTATTGTTTAGTGTAATAGCAATACCACCTGCATTAGAATCGGTGATATAATTATATGTGCGAACAGCTTCGTTAACCGGACCAGCGAATGTAAAGAACGTCGCCGCAGTTGTATCGGTTGGGTCGTTGCCCTGCTGGTAGTAAGCATTGTCGTTAATGTTGTCTTCGAATGAACCCAGAGAGATAACACCGATATACTCTTGTCTGATATTATCAAACTGATCAACTTCTCTCCAACCCCCAGTACGAATCAACTTTCTAGTAGTTGTGAAAATACCTGGGCTAATGCTCGAATCCTCAAATACCCAATCGTCTGTAACTTCAAACTGTTCTGGCGTAATAGCTGTGAATGGGAATGGGTGAGGAATCAGGGTGTTGTCTGTTTTCCACTCTTCTTTTGTAAATGAGTAGAGAGCCTGCAACGTAACACCATCAACAGAAAGATTACCTTGCTTAATTAGCCAGATTTTTCTGTTGTAGAAGTCAAAATATACTGACTTCTGTTCGCCAGCAGAATCTTCTTGATGAAGAATAATTGTTGAATCAGCACCTTGCGCTACCGGTGCAGCTCCACCATCGCCCGCAAGCTTTTTAGCTGTAATAGAACCGGTACTCGGCGTGCCGCCCGTCTCAACGTATAGGCCGTTGTTGTTTGGGTTTGCATTTCCCCGAACTTCGAAATAAGCACCAGCGGACATAGCAGGAAGGCTAGTGCCAGCTGACGTAATTGTTACTGTTGATCCGGTGGGCGTTCCAAACACCAAGTCTGCTACTGTTGTAGGAGCACCTTGCGATAGTAGATCTGGATCTGTAATTAGAGCCATTTATGTTTCTCCGTTGTATGTTTACACATCGTAGGTGTATGTTTCTTTATCATCCCAAATCTTATCAAACGCCTCAGTGTCGTTTGCCCAAATCACTTGTGTATTACCATCTGAAAATTCCGCAACGCGCTTTATTCGCCAGACTGGTTCACTAGAGGTGGAGCCAGGGGCTGCTTCGCCAACATAAGTATAATTAACACCACTTACTGTTGTTTCATACACCAGTCGGTCGTATTGCATTTCTAACTCCGTTCGAATACTATTTATAATATCAACAATGTTAAGAGTTACAAATTTGTTCTTATTCGAATTCCAAATAAGAACATCGTTGGTTGACATTTGTGAAGGCTTACTAAACTCAACATCAGCATTGTCAAGCAATTTGTACGAACCACCTCCACCTATAGAAGCGAGAGACTTGTTGACATTTTCTCGCCATTTGTTATATTGCTCAAACTGAGGATTGAGTTTAGATTTTATTAAATCATCAAGCTCCTCTGGCGCAACAGATTTACCCGGCTCTCCGGGATCACCTTTATCGCCTTTATCACCTTTATCGCCTCTTGGGCCAACTGGGCCCTGCGGTCCAGGATCTCCTCGATCCCCTTTTGGTCCTTGCGGTCCAGGATCTCCTTGTTGACCGCGATCCCCAGGATCGCCCTTTAACCCTTGAGCACCGGCCGGGCCGCGTTCTCCTGGCTCTCCGGGATCTCCTTTAACACCTGCTGGTCCGCGCTCTCCGGGATCTCCTTTGTCGCCTTTATCACCCCGAGGGCCGGTTTCCCCACGGAGGCCGGCTGGCCCTGGATTCCCATCTTTACCCTTTTCACCTTTATCTCCCTTTTCACCTTTTAGTCCTCTAGGACCTGGTTGACCAATCTCACCTTTCGGACCCGGGTCGCCTTTATCGCCTTTCGGACCCGGGTCGCCTTTATCGCCTTTATCGCCTTTGGGGCCAAGATCCCCCCTTTCGCCTCGAGCGCCTTTATCGCCTGGAACACCCTTGTCACCCTTTAATCCTTGTGGGCCCGGCGGGCCCACAAACGATTGCTCTTCTAAAAAATTAGCCTTTAACTTCTCAAAAAGAGCTATAATAAGACCTGTATGTACTACATCACGCATTAATTACTCAAATATTTAGAAATATTTTCTATAAGCTCAAGTTCTTTTTGTATTAGTTGTTCATTTTGTTTTTTTCTGGGCGCATTCAAAGTTTTATTTTCTTCATCTTCTTCTGGACCATCTTCATTTTCTTCTGGACCAGGAGCTGGTATTTCTTGTGGAACGGGCGGCTCTTCGACTGCATTACTATCTTCCGGAACCTGGTTTTGCTGATCCATCGCCATTGGGTCAGCAATCTCACCATCTTCCATCTCACTCTTCATTTGGGTTTTCATTTCTTTAATTTCGTCGTCATCTAGGTGGAATATATTTTTCCACACCCATTCTTTTGAGAAATAGGTTCCAACATATTGTTGAGCCATGTCAGCTGTTTGCAGGCGCTCTCTAAACAACTCTGCATTTCTTAGCTCTGTAAAATGATTATCTCTAACGTAATCAACAATAATATCATTCTTCCACTCATCCCAATCATCTTCGGTAATAATACCTTTGAGAATTAGCTGCTTTTTGAGAATATTATAGAATAGATGATTAAATCTAGAGCGAAGTCTATCGATAAACTTTTGAAACTTAAGTTCATCTCTAGTTATTTCAGTTGATCGTCCAAGAGAAAACTGAGATTCTTGTTCTAGTCTATTAATAGGAACGTTGAGAGATTTGTACAATCTCTTTTGAAAGTAAATAATATCTTCAATCTGACCTAAGTTTTCACCTCCTGGTAGAGATGATACTTCCGTGGCCGTTCGACCTTCTCTTCTAGGAATCCAGAAGTCTTCAAGCATTGACATGTGCTTGCGGTCGTCTCGAATCTGACCTGTATTAGCATCATAAACCAGCTTGTTGCGATAACGAGCCATAATGTTTTTTAGATATTCGTCTGATTTTCCACGAGGAAGGTTACCAACATCCACATAGAATATGCGGCGTTCCGGAGCTCGAGCTAGTCGATAAATTACTAGCGAATCTTCCATCATACGAAGCTGATTAACTGGTTTTAGAGCTTTATGAAGATGAGAAACAACCTTTTTTCGTTGCTCGTCTAGTAGACCAGAAGTAACATAGCTAATAGCATCGGGGCTAATCTTTACACCCTGGCTTGTAGTTCCTGGTCTTTCCTGATAAACAAAAAATTCTTCAACGTTTTTAATAATTGCGGCGCCGGTTACTGGATCTTTTTTGCGCTCAATTCGCTTCATTTTTTTAATTTTAGCGGCGTCAATCGGCCGAATTTCTTGAATACCCCTTTTTAGGTTATTGTTGTCAACAACTAAGTGGTGATACATTCTTCCGTCAACATACCAGCGCTTGTAGATATCATGCCCAAGATCATTGAAATTTAGCATTCCTACGACATTGTCAAATTCTTCGATTATTTGTTTTTTAATATTTTCAGGGGCATCTACTGCATCGAGGATAAGAGTAACTGGCTGTTTAGCATCATTTGCGCCAATTGATTCGGCAACAATATCTTCAATGGCTGCATCAACTTCTGGATGAATAGCCGTTGCTCTATACTGTCTAATTAATTGGTGATCATCTTTAGCGCCATCTTTGCCATCGATATCTACATATGTTCCATAGTGAGCCCCGGCTGCTGTTACGTAGCCAGCGCCATCTTCATCAACAGGAGGAACAATAGATTGAAGCTTATCCTCTTTTTCTCTTGAGAGGCGCTTAATCTGAAAACCAAAAATATTTAATCCATCATTATCAGCCATATTCATCCCTTACAGTTAAAGAGGGGCAAGAGTTGCCCCTCTTTTTCTTATTTATTACGATGTAGTTCCGCTTTCCCAATACTGAACCTCAAACGTTACCTGGAACCGCTCAATCTCGTCGTTAGATGCATAATTCAAATCGATTGGAGAAACGCTTGATGGGAAGCATCCACGCATATTGTATGTCTTAACTGTGGATCCATCACGATCGAGTTGTTCTACAATTAGATCAGCTTCATAATCGACAGGATTCGTAATACCTGTGTTTGCTGAGTGAGCATTAATACCATTCATCCAACGTTCCATTGCATTGCGAACATTAAAATCAGTATCATTGATCACCTGAACAATCCAAGGCTCAAACGTGCGATCGCCTGCGACCTTTACCTGTCGACCACGAAAAGGAACAATAATTGTTCCCATAACCGAGCCGGGCAATTGGGCGGTTTCGCAAAGAAACGAAGTTAGTTCAACGTCCCCACCAGCATAAGTGGGAAAATTGATTGTCACTTTGAAGAGATTCGGTCTAGCGCCACCACCTCTTAGCTTTGACTTGAAGTCATCTACGCCTAGAATAGCCATTGTTTATTCTCCTTTGACGCTATTATACCGTGCCAACTACTTCTTCAAAGTCAACGCCAGTTCTAACAGCTACGAAGTTTAGAGTTACGTAATTGATAGAGCGCGCTGGCTTGACGAAGATGCTAGCAATGAACTCATTACGATCGATAACAGCTGGGGTGTTGTTCGTCTCATCACATACAACACGGAAGTCTGTAATACCACGACGACCTTTTATTTCTCTCAGGAACGGCTCAACAATATTTACAAACTCAGCGCGAGTAAACTCGTCGTTAAATTCAAATAGCGTGTTGCGAGCTGCAATTGCGATCGCGCGTTCCATTACCAAGAATAGACGACGTACGTTGATACGATCGAATGCACTTGGTCTATTTAGCTTGGTTTTATCGCCATATAGCAGAACTCCCTGACCGGGAAGATTTGCAATTGGGTTGATACCAGCCTTATAGAGAGTATCGCGCTCTGCCTTTGTTGGAGTATAAGCGAGAGAAGTAATACCTAGATACTGACCGCGCCGGGCGCCTGCTGGTGAGAACCACGGAGCAGCATTTAGATCTGTAGCAGCCATAATACCAGCTGTTGATGAAGACGCAGGAATCCAACGATACTTGTCGTTATACTTGTCATATACCTTGAGGAAGTTATTATCCAGTACGAGGTAAGATGAATTTGTTAGTGTGTTGGCTGTAGCAACAGCGTCTGTGACAGGCGAATTATTGTTAATGATGTCGTTTCGAGCTGGTGATGCTACGACAACACAATCTTTGCGCGTTGCCTGAGCAATTGAAACAAGATCGTTAACTACAGTAGTCTGAGAAACTCGAGATACCATTGATGGCGCAATTAAGAAATCTAGCTGCACGGTGTCTTTATCTGACATTAGTGCAAAACCGTTAGCATATTCATCAGCACCAAGAGCACTTGAATTTACGCCACGAGCAAAGTTTCTTTGATACACGTTATCAACAGAAGCATCTAGAAAATCTCTACTTGCAATCGCGGCCGCGCCAAAGTTAGATCCAAACTTTCCTGATCCCCAGCCTACTTGATATACAAAGTTGGATGCTGAGTTGAGAACGTCAAGCATATAATTTGACGTGCCGTCATCGCGCTTAGCGTTTGAAGCAACAGACAAGAATGGGAATGTTTCCAGTATTGATCCAGGAGTGCCTGTGATCTCACCAGTGCGATCGGCAACAACAACGTGAATTTCGTCGTTGGATGCACCTATAGAAGCAGCAAAAGATGATGTTCCTGGAGCGGCGTCAAACTCGCCGGCATAAGTCCAGCTGTCAAAAGCCGAATCGGCAGTTGAAACAGGGCAGACAGAGATCCGAATAGCATTGCCCAGCGCACCTGGATATCTTGCAACAAACACTCCGTTTGCCGAATCCAAGGTTGATTGCTGCGCAGCAAAATTATCTTCGTTTTTTACTACAACAGTAACTCCAAAATCGCTGTCTGTAGCTGAAACAGCATCGCTGTCAATCATACGAACAACGTTTAAGTTACCGGAGTATCTTAGGAAATATTCTGCAGATAGAAAATCTACAGCATTACTATCAGAAGGGGAACCGAAAGCGTTAACTAGCTCAGCCTCGTTGCCGACTAGTGTAACTTCTTCTACAGGACCCCAACGAAAGTTTCCAACATAAGCGCCGGTTGTTGACTGGGTATTTGGAACAACACCCGTAAGGTCAATTTCTCTGACGATTACTGCTGGAGATTCTGAAGGAGTGAAAATGGCCATTTGCTTTTCCTTTTCCAGTGAGCAATTATAAGCGTGTCATTATAAGAATAATTCATTACCAATATTTATAGAATGTTTAAATTTGATCCCACTCTAAGTGCTCTTCTGAGTTGTCCACGAGCCATGGATCTTCTCTGGCTTGCAACACTTCCATATATTCAGACCCGTCATCGTATTGAATAAACGGTAACGTATCGTCTTCAATATCTTTCATCATTTGATTGAACAGCATGTGCTTAATATTAATATCAGTCAGCTCGCCAAATGCATGACTAGTGGCAAAGTAGCCAAACATTACCAGCGACATCATCAAGTCGTCGTGATTGCCATCTGACGCTTCGTATGATTGTCCTTTTGCAACAAAGGTTGACATTTCGATAATAGTTGCTTTATCGACAATTTCTATTTTGTTATTTTCAACAACATCTTTGATTGCAGAGCAGCCCAGACGTTTTACTTTGCGATTCATCATAATACCGAGTTTATCTGCTTTAATTGCCGACTCGATATGCAGATGTTCGTATTCAAGCTCGTAATATAACCCATTACAAACGATTGCGCCTTGGTCATTGGACTCGACTACAACATACGCATTATTATATGCTTGCGCGTATTTCCAAATAACATTTGGAAAAAGAATTGGTGATATTTTGTTATTTTGATATACAGCGACTTGTTTAAATGGTGATGTGGTAATGTCTATTATATTGAATACCGAATAATCGCCGCCAATTCCTTTTGATACATCTACAGTAATTACATAGTTATGATCTTTTTCTGGTTCTTCATATATTCTGCATAGATTGTTTTCTGTGTATCTAATTGGTTCTTTTGCTCTTAGCTTTAATAAAGCTTCCGGAGCAATTAACGTGTCGCCTGTGCCAAAGAATGTGTTGCCAAATTCTTGATCGAATTGTAGTTGAGACGTATTTCGGATCGTTTGTGCTTTCCAAGCTTCATCTCGCCCAGGAACGTCCCACCAATCAACACGAAACGGCTTGTATTCGTTTGTTCCCTGAGTTGCACCTTCCCAAATCGAGTGATATGTGTTACCAACCCCATTTGCCGTTGATGTAATAATAACTTTGGTATCCTTACCAGCCGAAATAACTGGATACGTTGATGTATAAAAGGTTGCCGCATTTTCAACAAATGCAAATTCGTCCAAATACAGCAGGTTAATAGACATCCCTCGAATCGACGATCCGGTTGTCGCGGCTGTAATAATTCTTGAATTGTTGCTAAACTCCATCGAACCTTTGTTTAGAGACTTACAACCCGGTTGCAAGAAGAATGGCAAGTTCTCCAGCATTAGCGTAACGCGCGCCAACATCTCGCGCGCAGTTTGGCCTTTGTTAGCTAGAATTGCAATCGTCTTGTCTGGATGGAATAATGCATACCAAAGCAAATAAGCAACTGACGAAATTGATTTTCCTGATTGCCTACAAGCAAGTACAATGCTAAATCTATTAGCATTAAAATGATCAAACATTTTCTTTTGATACGGATATAACTTAAACGGAACCAGACCTTTGTCAAGAGAAATAACTTTGCAATACCTAATAGCAAAGTATGACGGGTCTTTCATACACTTTAAGTATTCTTCAATCTCGTATTGTGTAAATTCGTGGACGACGCCGTCCTTTTTTACATTTACATTTCCGAGGTAATGATCAGTCTGAGCGCTCATCGGATTCAGGTGTCACGTTTATTTCATCTTTGGGAGGGGCAATTAATAGCTTTTGTAATTCTGAAGTGCTACCAATAAACAGATTATTGTTTGTCGTTTTTGGTTCTTCGATTTTGCCACTAATTTCTTTTTTCTTTTTACTGAGATCCAAAAGCTTTTCGTTTGTGTCCGCAACATTCTTAAGAATGCTACCCACAACTTCAAACGCCCTAGGGTGCTGTAACTGATCTGCTAAATCAGAAGCTCTATCAAGCTGTTCTAAGCCTTTATTAATTAGCTCATAATAAACACGCCGCGAAAATTCAAAGTCAAGATTTGATATCATGTCAGAATCGTTCATGCACTATCCAATGCTGGTATAATATTTGTGGTGTACCCAACCACGTCATTTTTTGTTTCTGCATCTAGAGGATCGGGTTCAACAGTAATCGTTTCGAGAAGAATGTCAGAATCATATAGACCTCCATGCATATTATATAGCTCAACAATAGCCTTACGAATAACACCAACATCCTCAATCCCACTGTAGAAGGTAACCTTCATTTCAAAATCTAGAGTGTAGATAATTGTTCTTCGCGCTTCTAAAGCGCCTTCATAATCATCAGTAAACGTAACATTATTGAGAGTGATTGGTACATCTTCTTTTACATCTGGAAATTCTTTAAACGGTTTAACGGTTAAAGTGTATTGTGGGCTGAAAAATGGAACAATTTGCTCTACAACTTGTAGAGCATCATCGTGCGTTTTAGAGTAAATGTTTAGCTGAAAGCTAATATTATAAGGAACCCCGGTATAAAATTTATTTCTAAAACTAGGACTTGTATTACTTGGTCTGCTAAACGTATTTGTCTTTTGTAGCTGCCTGGTTGGATCATACGCAACTGTTATCATCTCAAACGACATTCGAGGTAATTTGACAGCAATTTTTGTGTCATTGTCTAGATCTGGATTTTCTCTTAGCCGCTCAATAAATTTACGTTTGGGTGCATATGATAAAGGCACCTTTTCTTGGCTAACATGAGTGTTATCAGCGCCAGTGCGGGCGACGTAAATGTTATTAAATAGCGATCCAAATACAGCAACGCTTTTTTTAATACGCTGATGGTAAAAATAAGAGCCAAACATTACAGTGGTTCTCCGAATGGATTGCTTTCAGTAAAATCGATTAGATCAGCACCTTCTGTTCTAAACACTTCATTTTGTTCATTCTCGCCGGCAAGATCTTCTGTAATAGCGGAAACAGTTCTTGTTAACGTGTTGCCATCTGAATCAACTGACTTAATGTTAATGCCTGTTACAAACATATGGAATCTAATTTCATCGCTATCATCATTTCCAACCTGTACAACCGCTAGTGTATTATCTGAATCGTTGTAATCTGCAATTTCACCTGTTACAGTAATGCCAGAATTCAACGACTGAGTAACTGTGTTGCCGACAACAAAGTTGACATCTGCTGAATCAGTAAGTGTGAGAATTTGCTGATATCCGAGATATTGTATTGCGTCGACATCGCCAAGACCGGTATCAAAATCTTCGCCACTGTATTCGAACAACTCACAGCGCAGTTTATATGTCGGAAGATTTTTCAATTGGTAAAATGGCTGCTCGTGCTCGACGTGCATTATTTGAAACAGCGATTTGCTCATCGGAAGCCAAATTAAATCTCCTTCGCGCGGCCGCTCACCGCTGATTTCATTATCAAGACGTTTTACAGCTTGGGTCCATCTCTTGCGCGCAACGACAAAAGTCGCCTGATCGCGGATCTCAACGCCAAATTTAGTAAACAGGTCACCTTCTCCATCAAACCCCTCAAGATTTTCTATGTACATCTCAATGCGATATGAGCTGTTAAATCTTGAAGGAATATCATCCCCTAGAATTAGATCTTCATTGACGATATCGCGAGGCAGATAATAAACATCCTGACCGTAAGCTTGTAGAGCTTCAATGACTATATTCTCATATAAGTCCTGTTCGGAAGCAACTCCCTGCTCAAAATATAGATTAGTTACCATTTATTATCCAATCATAAATTCTGGCGGAAGCTCTTTATCAAGGCGAAGTTTTTCTTCTAGTCTTTCAATGTCTGCTATAGCGTCGTCATAAATTTGGCGGCCATTGAGAAGAACACCTCCTGGAAGCTGCATGCCTTCAAACTTTATAAGATTTTGACCCCACTGTCGTTTAATTAGAGCAGTGGTGTAATCTTTTAGCCAATCGTCATTCCACACTTCGGTAAATGTATCAGGATCTACAATCTGAAGAACCTCCATGACAACCCAATCACCTTCAACAATATCTTGATCTTCTATATTACCAAATAAATAAACTCTATTCTGTTTTCTCGAAAACTCAATTTGTGGTTGCCCGTTAATAAGCATATCCATTGTAGTTAGGTATTGCTGCAATTGATCGTAATATGCTAGATCGCCAAACCACGTATGGATGCTTGTAATATCATTTAACATCATTTGATATTTAATATCGAAAAAGCTAGAAGAGCTACCGAAACTTGTGTTGAATGCAAACACTTTTGTTACATAAGCAATAGAATCGGAGACAGGAATATACTTATTAGTAATATCTGCTGCTGTTAATTGATATGAGATATACGCCCTATGCGTAGCGTCGTAGTGATACTGCGAAAATTTATCTAAAGCGTCGTCAAGGCGATCTTCTAATTGTTCAGGAGCGACATTGACTTGGATAACAGGTTCACCCAAGCGTCCCAAACAATGAGACAAAAGAGTTGATCTAGAATTTGGTCTTGCCATGGGTATCCCTACTTAATATCATCAGTTATTTTGATTTTAATATATCCATCATTGGGAAAAGTTTCCACTTTTGTTGATGGATATGTTACCTGAAACTCGCCGTGGTAATTACCGGCTACATTTGTATCTGAATCAACCCAATCGTATCTAATTAATCCAGTGTTTTCATTAACAACGGTTACAGCACCATCCACCTTTACTGTAGCAGAACCAATTTCTTTCATATAAAAACGAATGGAGCACCCCGAGAGATTGACTTTTTGCCCATCACCATTTTCAAGCGTAGCCTGAATCGAAGGTGAGGTGTCATTTTGCTTTATATAAAAAGTCATGTAATTACCTTATTAAATCCATTTATTTCGATTGTGGTCAAGTTGCGTTTATTACTTAGCTGAATATCCGCGCTGTTTGGATATTGATTGTCAATAACAACAACGTTTCTGTTGCCTGTATTTATGATGATATTATTTGCGGTTGCTTCATTTTCAGTAGCATTAACTGCACGCGGAACATATGGGATGAGATTCGGTGTGCCAACTGTTGGCTCTCCGGTCGTAAGATCTTCCCCCGCTGCTAGTTGACCTTCAATATACTCCGTATTGCCAACATCCGGTTGCCCAGAAATAATTGATATAGGCTGTAGATTGTTTATTGATTGATAATTTACATTGCCAACTTCAGGAGAGCTGCCCACAATCGAATTTGCCGACAACGTGTGCGATTGGGTGACGGTAGTCTCGCCAATGTCTGGAGATCCACTAACAGTTGGATCTACTTCAATTACATATCCACCCGTTGGAGATCCAACTACCGGCGGTGGCGCGACAATATCTCCATTGTCAATTGCATGTGTTTGACTTATTGTTGTGGCGCCAATTGTTGGCGTTCCTGTAACGAGCGCGCCCGGCCGAAGAGCGTTACCCTCATCCAACTCCGCATTACCAACAGTTGGCGCGCCGGAAACAATTTCATTTGCCTCTAGCTGTTCTGCTTGACCTACAACAGTAGTTCCAAGTTCCGGCGCTGCGCCGACAATGCCGCTGACTATTAAGTCGTGTGTTTGCGTGATATTGGCGGCGCCCAATACTGGCGCAGTAGCAATATCGTCTGAAAAAATGTTGTGCTGTTGGTTGATCTCCGAGAAGGCCACAATTGGCGCGCCGGCAACAATGCCAGCTGGAATAGTAAAGTTACCTTCGTCGATATCAGTGACGTTAACAGTTGGTTGGCCGGTTACAACACCGTTTGCTAGCAGGTCGTGCTGCTGTTGTATTTGGGTTGTTGAAATAACTGGCAATCCAGCAAACACGCCAGCAGCTAGCAGATCGTGCTGCTGTTGTATTGAAGTGTCGCCGAGTGTTGGTTGGCCAGCCACAATTGATGTAACAACAATCGCGTTGTCTTCATCCGCTTCTGTTGTTTGCAGAGTGGGCTCACCGGTGACGATGTTTTGGGACTCTAGAGCCTCTGTTTGGCCAACTGACGGGCTACCGACAACAGGATTTTCTATGATAATATTGGTCGCCGCCAGGTCGTGTGTTTGACTGACGGTTGTTTCATTGACAGCTGCCACGGCTGTTGTTATATTGTCAACAGAAATGTTGTGTGTTTGGTCAATTGTAGATTCGCCGACGATAGGACTTTCCGTAACAATAATTTCTGGTACGGTAAAGTTGCCTTCGTCGATATCTGTATCGCCAATTGTAGGTTGGCCTGTAGCGATCTCAGTTGCCGGCAACTGATGCTGTTGATCAATCGTAGCATCCGTTACAATTGGATCGCCCGTTGCAATGTCATCAGCTTCAAGAGCCTGCGTCTGATCTATCGTCGATTCGCCGATTGTTGGCTGATCAGTTACGATAGCATCTATCAACAGTTGATGATCTTGATCAATCGTAGCATCCGTTACAATTGGTTGACCAGTTGCAATGTCATCAGCTTCAAGAGCCTGCGTCTGATCAACAGTTGATTCGCTAACTATTGGCTGACCAGTTGCAATGTCATCAGCTTCAAGAGCCTGCGTCTGATCTATTGTCGATTCACCAACTGTTGGCTGATCAGTTATAATTGAGAACGCGCCGTAATCGCCCTCGCCAACAAGTACAGATGTACCAAGTGTTGGCAATCCAGTTGTTATTAATTTGCCGGCTAGGTTATGTGTTTGTTCAATCGCCGCAGCGCCGAGTGTTGGTTGGCCAGCATTGAATGAAACAGGCTCAAGAACCTGCGTCTGATCTATTGTCGATTCACCAACTGTTGGCTGACCAGCCGTAATTTCACCAACATTCAGCGATTGAGTCTGATTAATATTCGATTCGCTAATAATTGGCGTGGCTGTTGTAATATCAACAGATTGTAGCTGATGTGATTGAGAAATTGTTGCTGGATCAACAACTGGGATTCCCGCTACAATTTCCTCGGCCGATAGAGCGTTAGTTTCGTCTAGCTCTGTTGTTCCTAACGTCGGTGCGTCTGTAGCAATTGACATTGGCTGCAGCGAGTTATTTTCATCTAGCTCTGTTGTGCCAATAGTGGGCAGATCTGTTATTATTTCAACAACATCAAAGATGTGTGTTTGTGATATATCTGCTACGCTGACTGTCGGAACGCCGAAGTTAATATTGCTCGGCGTTAGCGCTTGCTGCTGGACAAGCTCTGCGTTATCTACGGTTGGTTGATCCGTTACGATATTTTCTGTGGATATAACGTGCGTTTGATTAATATTAGACGTGCCAACAACAACCGCGCTTGTCGTGATGTTTATTGGTTGTAGCGAGTTGTCTTCATCAGCCTCTGTTGTTCCTACAACAGGAGCGCCCGTTACAATTCCTTCAGCTATTAGGGCATTGATTTCATCGAGTTCGGTGGTGTTTAGTGTTGGCAATCCTGTTGTAATAGAAACCACAACAATTGCATTTGTTTCGTCGAGTTCAGTGGCACCTAGTGTTGGCTGACCGGTGACAATACCAACAGGAACAAGAGAGTTATCTTCGTCTGCTTCCGTTGTGCCGAGTGTAGGCGCGCCCGTAGCGACGTTTTCCGCGGTTATGACGTGCGTTTGCGCAATACCAGCTGTCTGGAGTGCAGGACCCCCCGACACCACGCCATTGACGCTTAAATCGTGTGTCTGCGCGATCGTAGATGTTTGTAATGTTGGAGAATTAGCGACTATAGCAACTGGGACAAGGGTATTATCCTCGTCAGCTTCAGTTGTTCCTACAACAGGAGCGCCCGTTACAATTTCCTCGGCCGATAGATCGTTAGTTTCGTCTAGCTCTGTTGTTCCTAACGTAGGAGAATTTGTCGTAATAGCAACAGTGGCGAGCGCATTTGTTTCGTCAAGTTCGGTGGTGTCTAGTGTTGGATCGCCGGTTGCTATGCCAGTAGGGACAATAGCGTTATCTTCGTCAGCTTCCGTTGTCCCTAGCGTTGGATCGCCGGTTACTATGCTAGTAGTAGTTAGCGCGTTTTCTTCGCTTAGCTCTGTTGTTGCCAGTTCCGGAACGCCAGCAACAATGGCAACAGGGATTAAGAAGTTGCCTTCGTCAGCTTCAGTTGTTGCTAGTATCGGAGCGGCGGTGACAACACCAGCTGGGATTAGTGCATTGTTTTCATCTAGCTCTGTTGTCCCTAGCGTTGGATTGCCTGTTACTATACTAGTTGCGGCCAGCGCGTTCTCTTCACTAATAGCGCTTGTTCCTAGCGTCGGACTGCCCGATGTGATTGAGCTTGGCTGAAGAGAATTTTCTTCATCAAGCTCTGTTGTTGCCAGTTCCGGCGTGCCGGTGGCGATGGCAACAGGGATTAAGAAGTTGCCTTCGTCAGCTTCAGTTGTTGCTAGTATCGGAGCGGCGGTGACAATACCAGCTGGGATTAATGCATTATTTTCATCTAGCTCTGTTGTGCCCAGTGTTGGACTACCCGAATTGACAACTTCTCCAACCAAAACATGACTTTGTGTGATGATTGATGATTGTACTACAGGCGCCTCAGAAACAATATTATTGGCGCTTATGTTTTGGGTTTGTGTGATAGCAGATGTGCCAATAATTGGCGATCCAGTATTAATCCCAACTGGAATTAATGCATTCGCTTCGTCAGCTTCAGTTGTTCCTAGTGTAGGAGCATCTGTAATAATGTTTTCTGTGGAGATAACATGGGTTTGCGCAATTGCCGCGGCCTGGAGCACAGGAACTCCAGATAGTATATTATTTGCGGTCAACGTGTGTGTCTGGGCGATCTCAGATGTTTGTAAACTTACAACACCAGTGACGATATCGACTGGAACAAGAGAGTTGTCTTCGTCAGCTTCCGTGGTTCCTATAGAAGGATTTCCTGTTGCAATTGAATTTGCATCTAGGCTGTGCGTCTGTGTGATGTCGGAAGTTCCAACAGCTGGAGCTCCGACTATAATAGTATCTGCAGATAGAGTGTGAGTTTGATTAACAGCTGATGTATCGATTGCCGGCGCTTCTGTTACTATAGAAACGGGCTGAAGATTGTTTTCTTCGTCAAGCTCTGTTGTACTGACAGAAGGAGTGCCGGCAACAATATTGCTTGTAGTAAATTCAATTGTGGAGATTTCGAGTGTGGTTGTGCCAATTGCCGGCGCTGATGTTGCTATAGAAACGGGCTGAAGATTGTTTTCTTCGTCAAGCTCTGTTGTTCCAACAGCTGGAGCTCCGACTATAATAGTATCTGCAGATATAGTGTGAGTTTGATTAACAGCTGATGTATTGATTACTGGCGCTGATGTTGCTATAGAAACGGGCTGAAGATTGTTTTCTTCGTCAAGCTCTGTTGTTGCTAAAACAGGCCGGCCAGTCAATAATGTTCCAGCATCGCCGTCTGTAAGTAACTCGCCTGATTCATCCCCCTCGGCCAGAAGGTCTCCTGATTCGTCCCCATCTAGCCCAATTGCCGTTTTTATTGTAAAATTGTGTTGTTGAGTTAGTGTTATCTCCCCAACCGCCGGAACGCCTGCTGTTATATTATCAGCGGTTAGTGGATCGTTGGCATCGATCCAAAAATCACTATCGCTCCATACTCCAGTGTCGTCCCAAGCGCCTTGCTGTAAAATCCAGTGATTGCTCATCTGCCACCTTCCCAGATGAGATTAATATTGCGGCGCGGCGGGCTGTTTATTCCATTAGCGGAAACGGAATGGCTGTGGTAAATCAACATTATATGTGGAGCGGGAACAATAAGCAGACCGTTGTCGTAACTATAGGCAACAACAACTATTTCTACGGAAGGTGTACCGTCGAGCGCTGGGACGCCTGTTGTTATTGACGTCGCTCCAAAACTATATTTTTGTGATTTACTTGGAGAATCTATTATTGGGGCGGCGACCGAAATAGATTCGGCCGACAAACAATGAACCCCGTTGGAAACAGGTTCATTGTGTTCTAGGCCTATTGAATCGATACCCCGAGATCGAGCCATGTACTTTATAGCTCCGCGTTATTAATACAAATGCAAGGGGACGAATCCCCTTGCAAGTTTTGTAACGCAACCTTTCAGCTATTAAGCTGGATCAGGAATACCAATTGTGAATGAGGTTAGCGTAAATGAGTTGCCGCTTGTAACAGCTTGAGAAGTTGTCAGATTGCCCCAAGCGAGTAGTCGGTCGTTACCTGAGTCGGTAATAGCGTATAATCCCGCTGTACCAGTTCCAGTAACAGTGCCGTCGGAAATAGACGCGACGGTAACTTCACGACCGCCGCCGCCTCTATCAGCTGGCGCGCCGATTGAAAGTGATCTACTAAACCCAAGCGAGTTTGTTGAAGTTGCTTCAGCGAAAGTCGTTGGTGCACCAAGACCAGAATCGATAATATCGATTCGGTTTGCTTCGGTGTCAAGAACGGTAAGTCCGTTGTCAAAAACACGATCTGCTAGAAATGCCATTTTTTTATTTCTCCTGTAGGTTGCGCATTACTGCTGTATTTATATCAGCGGCTCTTGCGACCTTTTGGTTTGCTGATAAGAGATTCGAGATCTAGCTCCAGAAGCTCTTCTGGTGTTGATGCAGATTCAATCCGTGCGTCCTTAGTCACTTGACGCAGAGCTTCTTTTTTTGCGACGATGCTAGCAACATCGCCCCCAGATTCCATTGCTCGGAACCACTCAGCATCAAGCGCTTCGAGTAAAGGCTTTCTTGCTCGACGTAGTTTTTCTCTATGAATTTCACGCGCTTTAACCATATCAACTTCGACAGCGTCTCCGTTGAACTGCCATGCCGCGCGAAATTCTCTTCCGCTAGCTGGAAGCTTGAGTCCAGCCGCTTCGCGGATTTCTCCGTTGATATTAATTTGCGACATTGTTTACATTCTCCGTTTGCTTTATTTTCCATGCATTGCGATAAGACCTATCGTCTGGTACCATGTATCTAGGAATTATCTTAAGTATTTGGCGATTACCATTATAATCTTTCCAAACGCGCATTGGAATATCTTTCATAATCAAATATTCAACTGCTTGTTCTTCGGTCATCGCTTCTAATGGTTGTGTGTTGTGAAGCAAGTATCCGCGCGTATGTTGTTTAAAATCTGGTTTTTCTTCGTCGTCTCTGAGAGCCCAATAAACGCTAACTGGTGGCAATATTTTGCCATGAAGAGCCATTGCCCACCATGTTGGTGATGGTGACGTCACCTTCATTGGCGCATCGAGATCGTCTGGATCTTCCCAAAGTATTGAATATGGCGCTTGTTCAAGCTCAACGTTGTTTTGCTTGCAGATCTCTTTAAAAATCTGCTCTCGTTCCCACAGTTTATAAGAGGCCCAGTCGACACCCTCAATTGTGTGTTTCCAATTGCTCATTATGCAAAATTCCCCATAACTATAAAAAATCCATCATCGTCGACGGTGCCGGCGGCTGACACGTCCCAAATATTAACTTCACCTTCGTTTGTGGTCATATTTGTTACTGAAAGCTTATCAGTTCCCAACCCAGATCTTACGCTATGAACGATCGGGCTGGGGTTTTGGGCTAGCGTAACTACAGTAGCAAATGTAAAATTGCCAGGCCCAAGATCTGTGTTTGATGATACATTATATGAAGCAGAACCCGTATCACCACTAGTGCTGTGATATCCCCAAACTCTGGCAGTACAGTTGTACACGTAATCTACGCTAATGTTTTGAGCAGGACTAGCGTCCTTCTTCCCTAACGTAAAAATGTTTGCGGTATCTGAAATAATAACACTCATGCTAATGGCCCCCATACACAAGCGTGGTTAACAGATACATCCGCGTACGCGGCCGGTTCGTCTTCACTGTGGACAAAATAAAAGTATGATGTATTGCTAGTCAAACACCTGGTTTGATCTGGGTTTGAGCTCAATAGCACCGTCGCCGTCGCCTGTCCTGGTTGGTCGCCTTGATTAACAACGTTGGTGTAGTTAATAAAGTACAGACCAACACCATTATCAGTATAACTGGCGACGTTATATCCATATTCTTCTGTTGGAGTGCCAGAGATCGCATCGAAGAATGAAGTCATCTTGGCCAACCCATCCGGAACAGAAAAAGCTGTTCCTCCGGCTGATGGTCTTGCGTTATCTACTCTTATTGTACTCATGCTAATTCACCCACAGCAATAAATCCCCAAGACATGTCCGTTAGCGTCGTCCCATCAAAACAAAACGCGCTAACGCCCGTTGTCGCGTTGTTTCCTGTACCGACAAATCTATCTGCTGATGACCCGCGGCTGGCGGTTCCATATGGATACCCAGAGGATCCCATCGTATTTGTAAACGTTGAACCGAAGTTTCCAACTCCATTGTCTGTGACTGACGTAATGTTAAATCCCTGCGTTAATGTTTCCGATGACCCGGAGGCGTATGCTTTTGGGGCATTTTGGCCTGTTAGTGTAGCAGGCCCAGTTCCTACTTGATCACTAACTGTTGTTGCTCTAATAGTACTCATCTCTAATCCTTATAGAATTACCAACTCACCGCCAGAATCAATCGTTAGAGTGACTCCGGTTGTAACCGTTAGAGGTCCGGCGGCCGACGCGTTTTCTGTCGATCCAATAGTAAAATCCGAATCTAGCGACTTTGGGTTGCGACGAAAAACAAAACCAACACTACCGACATGAGCCCACTCATTATCACGACGGATAATAGGCGCTCCTGCAGTTCTATCATAAAATAAAGCGCCGGAATCTGGGCCCACAACTGATGTAATATCAGTCCTTGTTTTCCCAGGAAGCGTTATTCCTTTACTTGGATCTAGTTTAATTGACATTCTTCACAATCCTGTTTTTATTTATTTATACGCAAGTAGCCGACGCGGCCCAATGAAAATACATTTGTGCGTCTGTCCCAGATGTCGCATTATTAATTACTCGAAAATGCGTCGTTGTTCTGCTCACAGATGAGGCTACATCCGCACCGCTGCTCGTGCCAACGCGAACTTGTCCACTAGCTCCTGTCTCTGGACTGTATGTTGTGACGAAGGGCGTATGAAATTTAGGAACCACAGGAACGGTTATTCCTGCTCTATACAAACCTCCCGTGTTACCATACGTTGTTACAGCTCCGACATATTCGTCTACGGCACCCGGTGCTGTTCCCAAGGCATATGACTTTTGATAATATCTAGCACATTTAAGATATTCTTCAGCTTGGGAAGGAGCAATATAATACGCAGGTGCGGCAGATGCTGACCAGGTGCCCATTCTAGTATGCAATCCCCACAAATCAATCTGTACGGGATCTCCTGGTTTGGCTAGATTGTCTTTTCTTAGGCCGCCATAGAGAGATTCATCATCCGTGCTCATTATCCAAAAATTGAGATCAATATTAGATTCATCTTCAACTCCGCCGTCGATAACGGGCCCTGGAAATAATCCTGCCGATCCATAAACATTCATCGGAACAGCAAATGGCTGCCAATTCGTGGTTGTTTCAATTACACCCTGATCAATAGAAGCGCGGCCGATGATTATGTCATCTGCAGTGGCACGAACAACAATTGAATTGGAATAAGCCGACCTAGCCCAGCCAAGAAGCGTCCATGGTTCATTAAAAGCATCAATCTTTTCAATAGTACCTCTTAGCCATGCCACGCCAAACTCATCGCCCTGTTGCGTTCCCGATATAGTCATTCTATAAAAATGTCGCGGCGTGTTCATGCCGAGCTTTGTACCAACAGGAAATGTTTCTTGCGTTCCTAGTAACGATCCGTTGCTAAACTGATAGTTTATTCGGTGCTCGTCCATAGCAAGATCGCCGACGGCGCGGGCCGTGGAATCAAAAGTTGTTCGCCGCTGACCATATTCAAACGTGCCATTGGTGTACATATTTTCGTTGTTAAAGAACCAGCGAGAAAACTCTTGGCCGTTGACGTAAAGCTCGCCGTTGTCGTCAACACCATCGACTATGTCAGCTAGAATTGTCGACATTAAATAAGCTCCGCGTCACACGTCCAATGAAAATATGCAGCGCGCTCTCCGGCGATGGAACCCGATGATCGCATTCTCATGCTAAGGTTCCCAACACCTACCGCATCACAGGCGCGATCTGTGCTAGCGGTGTAGTCGTAATAGTTGGCGCTTGCTCCCGTAACCGGACTATAAATTTCTTCTGTGTATAGATTGGTTCTTTTGGCCACGGTAAAGAAAATGGTCGATTGCGCATCGTTAGCCGAGGTAGTATCAAAATAATCGACGTTAGCTCCTGTATACGTTGCTGCTCCGGGGTATGTTCCATAAGCATACGAATGCTCATAATATCGAAGACAGTCATTAAATTCCTTTCCACGATCCGGCGCTCTGTAATAGTTTACAGCGTCAGTGGTGTGCGTTCCTAGAAGCGTGTGGATTCCCCAGAAATCAACTTCGATGGTTTGAATACCAAGAGATGCTGATATTCCGGAATAGTCGGATCCCGCACTAGCCCATATCATTACCCATAGCGCATGATCTTCGAATCCATTAGCATCGGTGCCTAAAGTTTTACCAGTGATAGATGGCACGTCAAATGTTAATGCAAATGGCTGCCATGCGGTTGTCAGTGCAATCTGGCTAGGTGCGTTAACTTCAACATTTGTTGATCCACCAGTGCCAAAAACTTGTCTTAAACTAATCGCTGTATTTCCTGAGCCAGAGTTTCTTTTTGCCCAACCAAGGACAGTAATTGTTTCGCCGGCAAACGTGCGAACGTCTTCAATCGCATTAATCGTTCTCGAACGATCGGATGTTAGTGACTGACCAGTAACTCCCAATCTAAGAAAATGACGAGGGCTATTTGATCCAAATTTTGTACCAACGGTAAAATCTTGTCGTGATTGAGTTCCAGTTCCTCCGGTCACCGTATGTCTCCACCGGTCCGCTGAACTATACGTATTAGACGTTTGGGATGTGCCACGCTGCCAAATTTCAAAAGTTCCGTTAATAATCTTATTGGTTGGGTTAATAAAACCAGGCCGCAATGGCATGCCGTTAATTATAGCATCATCGCCGCCCGTTCGTCCTTTGATATTAGATACGTTAAGAATACTCATGCCAATGTCCCAAATTGCCAAAACGACACGCCGTCTATATCTGTGTCCACCGCACCATCCCTAAACCGAATATACCCAGTTGTTGTCAATGAGTTTCCAGAAACAATTATGTCTATGGCAGTACTGCCTTTTTGACTTGCGCCAGCAGCATATTCGCTTGTATCCATAGCGTTGGTAAAATTTGGAATATAAATTCCCACTGCATTGTCAGTAATACTAGCAACATTAAAAGCCCGCCCAGAAACGATCGTTGGGGTTCCGCCCGCAGCATCGAAATGTACATGTGCCTTTGCAGCACTTTGATCAATTAGCTCTGCCGGGCCGGTGCCCGCCGAATTAGACAATTTATCAGTTTTTATTCCAATAAACGTGCTAGAATCGGCATTAGCCGTTATTGAAGGAGCGGTAATCCCGCTCGTGCCATCTAGAATAATCGCCATTTGTTTAAACCACCACGTATCTTGATCCAGTTGGAATTGTTACTGTTACATCGCTATTTATAGTGACTGGTCCAGCACTAATAGCGTTGAAATTGCTATCGATTGTATAACTTGACGTTACAGTATTGCCGTTTGTCAAAAACACCTGATCGCCACCATCGCCGGTAGCTGTTGCCCCCCCACCAACCTTTGTCCATGTAGCTGCTCCAGAAGAAACGTCTGTTGAGATAAACACTTGGCCAGTTGATGGAACAAAAAATAGCGAGCCGATTTCGTATCCAGAATCAGTATCGTTGTTAATAGTTGGCGCTATGGTGGCATCGAATGTGTTTTTACGAATGCCAGTATTGTTTAGTTTGATTCTTACGCTAAATCCAGAGTCGCCATTAAGAATTTGTGCCATAGTCTACCTTATACAATGACGTATCTTGATCCATCAGGAATTGTCACAGTAACTCCGCTATCAACTGTTATTGGGCCGGTGCTCATTGCACTACGACCTGCTGTAATCGTATAATCGGAAGTGACTGTTTGATCGTTTTCAATGAACACTTCATCGCCGTTTGCACCAGTTGCACCGCCGCCAACTGAACCCCACGCAGATCCATCATATCCTTCAAACTGGCCAGTTGTCGTATTAAACCGGAAATAACCAGCAGTTGGCGATCCATCTCTTTGCGCTTCCGTTCCAGTAGGAATTTGAGCTGAACCGGTTGAGCTTGTCCGCGCCACCTTTGCATCTAGTTGAACCTGTGCAGAATCTGTCAATCCTTCGATTAGATTAATCTCTGCTGCGGTTGTTGCAATCGGAACCCCATTATAAACAAACGCATCAATGTAAGCAACACCGTCGATGTAAGCATCTTTCCAACGCAAAGAAGCACTACCAACATCGTAGGTGTCGTCTGCGGTTGGGATTAAATTGCCTGTAAACGTTCCTGGAAATGTTAGTGTGTTGCTAGCAGAATCACCAAGGGTTAAATTACCGGCAATATCAACGTTTCCAGTTACGGTCAATTCACCAAATGTGGTGTTTAATGAAATGTTATTAATTGCGGTAACAAGATCGGAGTCGGCGAGCAATGCAGGATCGCCTGCATGGGCGCTGAGAGAGTTGAATTTATCAACCCAAGCACTAATTAGATCAGTTAAACTAACATTAATAATAGCCATCTGTTATTTCTCTACTAGTTTTAAAATTAGTCGCTTGAGCTCATTCATTTCATCAGCTAAATGATCAACAGTTTGTTTTAAGTGTTGCAATTCTTTTTGCTGGTTTTTACGAACTTTTTTGCGTTCTTGCGCTTGATGTATTTCTGTTTTATTTATATTGACAATCGCGCCCGTTGTGGGATCACGAGCTAGGTGCGAATGCCCTTCTACTGGAATTAAATTCTTAGTCCGCAAGAGCAATTACCCTCAGATCTTTTAGTGTTGGTACACGCGAGCTGTTAGTTGATCTCATAACAATCTTTAGTTGATATTGAGTAAACGCCGGAAGTGCGCCTGCAAGTCCCCCCGCGAGGTATCGATACTCTCTGTAAACAGCTGAATTCTCGTCTGATGGAATTGCTGCTTCTGGAGGCAGCAGTGTCCAATTAATATCTGTAATATTTGATCCTTCACCACCTGTTCTATAGTAAATATGGAAATCAGCTGCTGATGGTCTGTTGGCAGAAACGATTACTTTTAGTCCGACGGCCGGCTCAGCAAGAGTTACTGGAACAGTAATGTGCTTGGCGATTGAAGATCCACCAGTTGGTTCTGTCTCAGCTACAAACGTCAGAGGAGTGTTGAATCCTACAGCGTCTCTATCTGAGTCCTGCTTGTCGATAATATTTTCAATCAAGATCATCGAAGCTCTTTGCAAGTCGATTACTGGAGAGACGAATGACGATCCCGTCAATAGAGAAACCTGCATTGTTGTCGATCTTTGCCCAGCGCCAAGCTGAACAGCTTCGTTGACTGGATTAATTATCATTCTAGGAGCAGTCGACAAGTTGTTTTCCAGAAGACCAATCGACTTGAATGTGGTATCTTTAACAAACCTAGACTCTGACCCTGCATACGATTTACCCGTTGTAAACTTTGCGGTGGCTGATAGGTTGGTCAGCTCTGGGACGAGAGTTTCTAGGAATGGATACGCAATATTGAACATAATGTTCTGCGAAGCCTCTACCAAAGTTCCTCCGATGTCGACGGAAGACGTAGCAGCAGAATCCAATGCAATTTTATAACCTGTTTGGTCGGGATAACTAACAACTCTGTTGCCAAGAACGCTTGTTCCAAGTATTCCACCATAAGTTGTTGCTGAATCGAGACCGTAAATTGTTACGGTATCGCCAGAGTCAAATCCGTGGTTGGGATGGAATACTGTTGCCCAGTTGCTCGCTGAATCCAATTGGATTGGATTTTCATCCAACGCAAAAACTGGAACGTCTGCATTTTCCAATACTGCTGTTCCTCCAGCAGTATCAAAGTCTGCTCTGAACAGTCTAAACGTTAGATCCTGATTCTGAGCTGGTTCCCACGTAGAAGCGTTTTGTGATTTAAACAACGATCCAAGTGAAGGCTGTCTTGAAACTCTGCGCTGTGTTGTGCCGAGGATAAAGTCTTCTGTTTGCGCAATGTATACATTATATGCAGTTGTGTCTGCAAGTAGAACAATTGCATATTCTGTAAATGGATTTAGATAGACCGGTTCGTCAAACTCAAAATCGGTCGGCGTCGCCAATACGCCCGCCTGGGTTTGTGTCGAAACGACATTGACTTCAGCTGGTGTTAGAACCTTAATGGCGCCTGGTACAATCTGATCTGAAGCTGGATAGCCATTGACCAATGGGCGGATCTGGCACTCAACAGGTGTTGGAACATCGCCGCCAGTTGGTTTAGACGCAAAGTAGACCCGCGCTTTGGTGATGAACACGCCCTCAGAATTATCGATGAAGAACGACTGTGCGAGTGGATCGAAATCGCCTCGATCTTCTCGGCCACCTCCGCGGTCCCACACGCCCTCTGGAGTGCCGGTATCCAGTGCTGTAACTGCTGTAACTCTTGATGTCCGCGATGTCGTCGTTCTCCGAGAAGAGACTGTTACTTCTCGGGTTGAGCGAACTGTCGACTGCAGAGTTTCTAGTACTCCATTTGCCGTGTAGTTGCCAGTCGCCACAGACGTTGCCTGGTTTTCGTCATTAACGCTAACATTTAGTAGCTTAAATTCACGCGTCCCAGTTCTAAACCGTAGAGCGGATGTGTTTGGAATAAAGAACGATCCTTCAATTGTTCCGTTAGCATCCGAAACAAGATTGCTAGATCCTTCTGGGTGGGCCGCCGCGCTGCGGAATCTGTTGCCCCAATCGGTGGTATCGCTAGCGAATCTTCTAAAAGTTTCTTGGCGGCACCACGACGAAACACTAACTTCGTCAAAGAATGGGAAGAAGCGTTGATACGGTACTAGTCCACGTACTCTGAAGTAAACCTTACGAGAGCGCATAAACGGTATAATAGCAACATCAACAACACGCGTTCCAACAACCTCGCGAATTGTTTCCGAAGCAACAATTCTATCGACTGTAGTGGTTGTAGTAGTTGTTGTCGCTGTGGTGGTTAATGTGTTGAATCCGCGCTGTGTTGTAGATGTATTGGTACTTGATGACGCCGCCGTCGCTGATCCAAGAACCGTACCGACTCTAGCATTTGCCAACCGAACACCAGACCACTGCCATTGCCATTCATTGAACAGTCTTGCTTGGCTGCGATCAAGGCGCACACCGCCATCAATTACGCGAGGTGCAATCGTTCTTGTCTCTTTCCACTCATCAGAAGCTGGAGACAGCTGAATATTATTGTTTCTAGTAATAACAGCAAATGGGTTGATATTTTCTGTCCTTGAAACAACAGGCTGATCGATCAATGTCGTTTCAGTATAATTGATGTATAAGTTATCACCCTTTAGCACAACGTTGGTTGATAGGTCAGAATCGTAGATTATTCTAATGTTATTAGAATTTACTAATGGGCGAAGAACTCTTTCGCGAGGATCGATAGAAGCTGCATAATCTTCTTCAAACGTCGCTGAGTAGAAATGGTCCGAGAAATTATCTGCTAAGAACCCAGCTTTTGTACGAATTAATCCTGATGAATCAAACACTGCAACGTTTTCCGTCGCCATTTCAAGCATGCTGAGTGTTGTAAACTCTTCCAACCTGTCGATTCTTTTCTCGAGCAAGCCGATGTCAGCCATGGTGTAGCGTTTGTTCTCGATTGGCTGCATCCCAATATCTTCTGGATCGAGAGTGTTTGCGTTAAATCGCACGCGATATATTTCTAGACTGTTACCAGGAGTTTCTGGAAACTTGGGATCGAGGTCTGGCTCGCCGGTAACAAATCTAATCACACCCTCTTCTGTAACAGTCAATTTATCAAATCTAGGTTCGTAATATGTTGCATCAAGAGTGACAATGTCAGTGTTCTGTGGGAGTGGGTTAACTGCTGATCCTGTTCCTGTAAATCCCGTTCCTGCATCATTAATTCTTGGGCGGAAGTCGAGCACGTCCCGCAACTCAACAGTCGGCCCATTTACTAGTCGATGAGAGGGAATATCAGCATACGGTATACCGCTGTAAGAGTTAACAGAGTAGAAATCGCCAGCGCCGGGATTAAAATATCTAAATCTTGCAAACACGTTTCCAGCGGGAATCGACCGGCCACTACGAAGAATTAGGCGGCCGACATCATAGAAATTGTCGCGTTGACCATTATCAAAAATAAATGATGATGTTAAGTCTGTTCCATCAGAATCGGTGTCGCGAATGCGCGATACGTCGTAAACGTCTGCTTTGCCTAGGTTAATAAACCGGGTTCCGTTGCCATCAGAATCAATAGTCGTAGTAACAGTTGTTTCTGTTAGTGTTTTTGCTCTCGACGTGCCGGCAGGAATGTTTACATATGCAATAACGTCAATGGATCCACTAATAACGCCGGTTCCAGTAATCGATGCGCTTCCGGTTCCAGCACCTGTTATTGTAACAGTGCTGGACAAATTGGATCCATCAGAATCAGCTACAACAACCCAGTCAGTCAGATTAACAAATGTTTGGCTTCCTGACAACGGCCCAACGGTAGCGTTTCCTGACCCATCTGTCGCGACGCCCTCAAAAACTCGCTCGACCTGCAAGCTTATGTCTGTTATCGTAGAAGGCCGGGTATTTGGTAAAGGAAACAGCAGGTCGTTATTTGCAGCATCTTTAAGAACAGCAACACCGGCTTCAAGTACAAGATCTGCATAATTGGTGACGCTCGATCCAATACTACGAACCGATTCAAAACTGTTATTACCAACCATCTGCACACGGAATAGATATAACCGATACCCACCTCCGTCTTCTTGTACAGCTCGAACTCTAGCGGTTCCGATTGTAGACCCACCATACCCAGTTGCTGATCTAAGATTCCACTGCTCACACTGGTTGGTGTTTGGTATACCGATCAAATTGCTGGTGTTAATATAATTGCCGTAGTTTGCTGCAACAACCTCATTATTAATTGTTTCCGTAGTGGTTGGTTTCGGCAGCCGGATTTTTGTTGTTGTATTTTTGTTAATTCTATATCCGTTAACATATGCTGTCCCCGGAGAAATATCAGCAATCAAGAACCCAGCATCCGAGTCTTCATCAAACTTTAATTTAAATTGACGGACAACATAGTTTCCAGATTCTTCTTTTGTTCTTAGAGCGAGAAGATCATTGATTTTGTTATAATCATCTGTTCCCTGCACCGTCTCAACAATTCTCGATTCCACGATATTTGCGAAATAAACAAATACCTGATCTGAGTCAACGAGCGACTGTTCGGTCAGCGTCAATCGAATACGATATCGATCTGCGCCCGGAGCAGACGGGTTTGGAACTGCTCCTTGGTTGTCAAACAGCGCTGGGTTATCAGCTGATGTGACAACATCTTCGGCGGCCACAAACCCAACAACTCCTGTAAAGTCAGAGCTGTATTTGCTAAGGATTAATGATTGGGCCGGCGCGTAGATAAAATGACCAAGTGCAAAGAAATCGCCTTCCGCGCTTGAAATCTTAACACCTTGTCCAACCGCAGGATTTACTGTTGTATTTGTTGTCTGTATGACAAGAGTATTGGCGCCATCTGTGATTGTTTCCCCAGGAGTCAGACGCAAACTAGTAGCCGCCCCCGCGCTAGCGTCACCGAGATATTGAATATACAGGGTCGCTGGATCAGATCCTTCTGCAGGGACAACCTCTAATATTTTAACACGAAGGTTTGAAGTGTCGCCAACAAATATGTTATTTAATATTGTGCTAGGATCTGCTGGTAGAGCAAATACAGAAGTATTTAACTTAACAAATTCATATGCAGCATTTAATGTTGCCCCACCCGGATTTACTGCCGCGCCCTCTTTAAATATGTTTTTCCCAAAGCGCGCGATTTCACTTTGAATGATTGTTTGCATCTGGGTGAGTTCTCTTGCTTGAAGAGCTCGCCCACTGTTAAACAAAATTCGATGATAGTTATCGCTATCAGCATAATCGTCTTTATATGTTGATGCAAAGAGAGATTGGGTAACTTGGCTGACCATGTTTTATTATACCGTTATAGCTGAACAATTAATTTAATATCTTGGGTTTCCGCATTTGACCTTAAGATTGCAGTTCTATTGTCAATATACAAAACCTCACCAGTATACTTATCAACAGTAGCAGGAAGATCAGAATCAGCAACCCCGGTTCCGACAATAGAAACCCCATTTAAATTGGTGGATGATAGAGATTCGCCGGTAATAAAGGACCTAAACCCAGTCGTCTGATCTTGGTGATAATAAACCCCTGCAGAAGAATCGACAAAATCTATATAAGCTTTTGCATTAGATGTTGCACCGACTATCAAGTTGTCAGCGACAAACCCAGTTGCACCTGGTGCAAAAGTTAGTTTATTCAAAGCAATCCCAACGATGTTTGTAAAGTCGGAATCATTTGGTGTTCTTATATTTTTTATAATGCCGACCTGTCTAAATTCTTGATCAATTAGGAATTCGCCGCCTTCTGTGTCGCTTGGCTGCGAATTAAACATAAGAGCAGACGCCCTAAGATCTTTTACTGGATCAGCGCCAATTCCGCCTGGAGGAGCTAAAATTGTTCTTGCGGTCGCATTCCCTGATGCAAAATGAACACTAGCGTATGAATAATTTGATCCATAGTTACTCACTTCAACCTTTACTACAGATCCTCCGCTAATCGTAGCAGTAGCTGTGGCACTATCACCGTCTCCAACAATAGTAACTGCGGGAGCGGACGCATATCCAGTTCCGCCATCGATAACCTGAATGCCAATCACTTGACCATTAACTGCTGCGTTTTGAATTGTTACTTGCTCATCCTCTCGAATCGATCCATCAGAAGAATCAATGTATCGGACTGGCATGTAGTTTGCAGCAAGGAACCGGTTTCTTTCTAGCGCTGATAGAGAGTAAAGAAACTTCCACACATATCCATCAGCAGTCGTCTGTGGAGTAGCTAGTGTAGATGAAGGCTCAATGACGGATGTTCTAATGTTACCAAGTGCATCTCGGCCCTGTTGTAGACAAACATAAACCGCGTTCGAGCTGGTTAAAACGTAATAATCTGAATTGTTGCTGACGATAGCGTCGTCGTATGGTTCGTAAATAGTGCCGGCTGACCAATTAATTCTTGGAACAACATAAGAAATATCCGACATTTGTTTGACAGCTTGAAGGTTGGTTTGAAAGTTAAATACTTCCTGTCGTGAATTAACAGACGCCGTCGCGACATCAGAATCATTCCACAGCTGCGATCTGCCAATACCAAGATAGTACTTGTTATTTCCAGATCTAAAATCAGAATCCAGATAATTCAGAAGTTGTTGTTTTAGTGCTGTTATTAAAATGGCCATAAAAGGACAACCTTATTAAACTATTGTAAGTTGGCTATTGTTAGCTGTAATGTACCAATTGGCGCCGTCCCACGTGGTTTTGCACCCTTCTCCCGTTGCAAGCGCAAACGACGTCCCGCCAGCAAAATTAGATGGAGTTATTGTTGCAGTTCCAACGCCTCTGTTGGTAAATGTTTTTTCTTCGCCAACGTATGTTCCGTCAGGAAGTGAAATTGCAAGTGCTGTTGCTTTATTTAGAACGTAATATGAGAATGCAACTGACAACGCGCCGTCAGCAGTGACTGTAATATTATTGTGTAAAACGACCTTACCAGGAAGAACGTCGCTATCCCCACCAAACTGCTGATATAATTCAACTATATTCTCATTGATTTTAGTACCAGCCGCGCGCAAGGAATCGCCGGTGCCATCATTGGCAGAAGTTCCAAGTGCTATATTCTGTCTTGTCATTTTATACCTTTAACAATCGTTTGATATTATTTATACAGTATTTTACGAGCTGTAAGCTGCTATTCCGCCATTACCCTTATCCGAATCCCACGCTTGTAGTACAGAAATAACTCCAGTAAAGTTAGAGCCAATTGATAGATTGGCAGAACCAAGCAAAGCTAACCCGGTTGGCGTTAGGTCTTCTGTTAGTGCGGTTCCATCGACAGCGCCATTAATAAACGTCGATCCGTGCCGAGCTGCAATATTAAACGGAACAATGTTGCCTGGAGCGTATGCTGCGCTGTCGGAAGTGACGACATCTAGAGTTCCGCTGTCAGATTGTGAAAACGTCACTTCGCCAGTTTTTGAACCAGATGTGTTTAATGTCCAACGAATATAGTCGTCTGCATCTCGCTCCCAGTTGATAAAGGTAACGTCAGCAGCAGAATCAGCATCACCATAAGCAAGAGTTCCACTCATTTGAATTGTTGTGCCGCTTGTAGAATATTTCATTACATTGGATAGAACATCGACGAATTCGTTTCTACGAGTTTCGGTTCGGCCAGTTGTTGGGACATAAGATGATGCAACGAAGTTCTTTTCAAATTGAGCTCCGAAGATATAAATTGATGATGTCCCATCACGATCAACTGTGGTGTTGTTATCAGCGGTCGCTACACCAATAATAGGTGTTCCGACTGTATCAGCTGCATCGGTTGTAAACGTAATAGAGCAGCGATACCAACCACGACCGTAGTTTTGAATTCTAGCTAGATGTCCTGGCGCCGTGGTTCCTACCGTACCTGTTGAAAGATCGAAGAATGTGTTGCCATTAGCAGGCGTTGTATAACCAGCTGTTCCGAGATATCCCCAGTTTAGTTGATCAGCTTTCATAAAGCATGAAAAAGTGTAAACCGTCGATGTTTCTACAGTTGTTGTGGAATATGTTAATCTAACATCACCAGTTCCTGTTAGGCCATCATCAACAAGCCTAATTCCGTTTAGTTTTCCATCCGGAGAGATTGCAGTTCTTGTTCTCGTTCCTGCATTAAACGATCCCCAAGACGAAACAAAATCTTGGCTAAGTGCAATTAGATTAGTAGCTGGCGTTTTTGATTCCACATAAAGACCCACACGATCCCACGAACTATCAACAGCGTTGAAAGTGTGGTGATTACGACGAGGAAGAATTATAGGACCTGTCGTTGTTGGAACATATGTATCTGCACGATCTGGATTCTTCGCCATACCAATTGGCATCACACCAGCGTTGGTAAGTCCGATGCCCGATCTAAATGAGTGGGCTGCGTAGATATCGATTTGATCGCCAGAACCTTCCATTTGAATGCCGATTGTTGCAGTCCCTACCGCGCGGCCGATATCAGTCACATAATACAGCTGCCAGTTGGAATCGATTGCAACGGTGATATCTGTAATGTTTGGGTCATACATTGCAACTCGGCCAGTTCCTGCGCGGCGTCGAATATAAAACGCATTTGTAAACCAGTGGAAATTGTCCCCAGGGTATGTGCCATACAGATACCCAAAACCACCACCAGTTTCAGTTAGAGTAAACGCATTGTTGCCACCATCCGGATCGCTGACTCCCGAATCTATATTCAAATTCAGAACATCGAACCACACAGTTGAATTTCCGAAGTCATTAGACGCGGCCATCAGGTTATGTGGGGTGAATTTAATATATCCATCACTGTCAATGAGCATTGTCAATGCTCGGAAATCGCTATCTACCCCAGAGCTGGTATATGAAACTGCACTGTCAAACGATATTGGTGTGCCATCGAGCTCGTATGCATCAGCGGCAAAGTTGAGGAATAGAGGGGCCACTGTCAATTCAGTTGCGGATGTTGTTCCTAGTGTAGGCGCGCCCGTTACAATGTTGTCTGGACTAAAGTCAGACACAATATCGGTAACTGTTGGATTGCCGAGAACAGGAGCGTTAAGTATAATATTATCTACTGCAATTCCAGGCTCAAAGAAGGTTGTTGGTTCGTATGGATACTGAACGTGGTCAAACGTTTCAATAGTATTAGACATGTCGGTCGTTGTCGCGCTATCAAGGTCAAATCTTGGTTTTGCAACAGACATCATGTCTCTTGGCGATTCATACATAGCTTGCAATTGACCAACAGTCAGGCCGCTATACTTGTCAATTGTTTCATCAACTGTCGTTCTCAAGGTTGGAGTCTCGTCTTCTAGGTGTAGCGTCAATTCTTCGTCAGCTGAAGCAACAGCGTTAGACGTTACAATATAAACAGTGCTATTGCCCGCACTATCAGCAATTGCTATAGGTTGAGATTCAGCGGATGTTGGAGATTTGTTTATAGCAACAATGATAACTTGGCTACCGAGATAAAACCCAGCTTGGTGAACAAACTGCTTATATAGCTGATCCCAAACTCCTCTTGGCAATTCTGATTTTATCAAAATCGAATAAATTTGATAAAGCGCGCCGTCTTGAATAACGTATAAGTCTTCCGGACCGATGGGCGATTCACCAACAATAATAATATTTCGCTTCGGGTATTCAATTGAAGCTTCAATTCCATAAAAGGCTCTGAAAAACGCTTCTGCCGAAAGAATTGACCCCTTAGACCTATAGAAATCTGTTAAAAACTTAGCAGCAAACCTAGGATTATCAAAGTAATTAATGTTAAGGGTGTTTAATCCTATCTCTTTTAATAAAGTATTCAATTGCGATAATGAAGTACCTTCTATATCCCGCGCTTTTATCAAATCTGCAACAGTTTGTGTAAAACCATGCGCCGCATCTGAATCTAAAAACTGATAATATACTTCTAGAAACCTAACAAAATTTGGATATTGATCGAGAAAATGTTCTGGTAGAATCTCGCGGACTCTATCAGGATGCAATACAACTTGTCGACGATTAAAATCCGTTAGTGTATCAGTCATTTATTAAATCTCTCTCGTACCAATCACGAATGACGTGGACAAGTCTAAGTCAAATATAAAGTTTTGAGAAAGTTGTACAGTGGATTGGTTTGCCGGAACCGCATTTATTTTAATATCAGTCGCCCCACTAATTGACGTCGGAGTAAACCCAATTAAGTTAATAACTCCAGTTTCAGGACTAAACGATCCTATATTATCTACTATTACATTAGACTCAGGATCAATTAGCTGCAGTTTAGTACTGCCAACTACCAACTCATTAGCAATTGTTACTCGCTGACCTCCGTGAGTAAACGAATTGCTGGTTACAACATAATCAATTCCGTTTGCAGTCGAGAGTGGAACAGGAAATACAATGCTATATGATTGCGTGTTTGCCAAAATTGGAGTAAAACGTCTTTGCAAAACAACATCCATTCTAGAGTTTAGAATTGCAGGAGAAATATCGTCAATACTCGTTAGTAGGTTTGATCGTCTAAACGTCGAGCCAAACCCTCCCAATGTTGTATTAAAATAATCTGTTATTGTGTTTAGTACCTGCGACTGCACAACACCAATAGGGGTGTTTGAAAGAGACGTGTCGTAATTAAATCGTGTTTGGCATCCGACATATAACACCTGTGGATCAACAAACATAGTATCAATTGACATCATTGCCAAGTGGTTGGTTAGATTATTTACTATATTTGATTTGGTATTGACTATTCCATCAGAATCGACATTGTCCTGAAATTTTAGACTAACCAACACTTTTCCATAATAAGCAGGAATATTATCTTCCCCACCCCAAGCAATACAATCCTCAACTAAAGAAAATTTCGATAAAATTTGTCCCCGGTAATCAAGAGGTGTTACCAAGCGCTGTTGAGACGCAAAAGTAATTGGTGCGTTTGCTCGTATCGATTCTATGTTTTCTTTATCAGTGCCTCCAGCAGAGGGTGATACTGTTAATGCAGTAAGAGCATACTGTTGACCATCCATGCTAACAGTTGTCGCTGGTTGAAACGCTGTAGCTCCGTTTGCAAGCTCGCCGTTTGTTGAAAGATATGTAATTACAATTTTATTACCAACTGTCGGCGCATTACCAAGAGTAAACCCATCACTGAAATGAATCTCCCAAAACCCATTCGGCGCCTCGTGAATATCATACACGCGAGATTCCGCATTAACAGTAATTGCGTTTTTGATGTTGGTATAAGTTGCAAAAGTGGATGACGTTGATGATTGATATACGTTGACAATTAATGTTGATGTGTCAATATTAGCATTTGGAATGACAAATACTTGGCGATCGCTCGTGTCGCCAACTAAGAAATTTTTAGTTGTGATTGTTCCTTCGTAGATTGGAATACTAGTAGATCCCTGGGAAGTAACAAACTGATAAATTCCTGTTCCGTTATCTGTTGCAGTGTATGGTTCTAGTGTTTGGAAGTTGTATGCTAAACCGTCTACAGAACCAGAGAATTGAGTATGTGCCGGCAACGTTACGGTTGAGGATCGATCAACGCTGGTATTAACCAACTGTAGGGTTACATATGCAACGGCAGCAGTTTTAGATTGAGGGTTATACCCAAGCGTTTCTGCATGCGCCACAACAGAAGATCTCAATTGAGCTGTTGTTAAGAACGTTTCATTTAAAGCAAAATTGGCTATCAATCCATTAAAATGAGTGTTATATGCCAACACATCAAGTAGGTTTGAAAGGCCTGCCCCCTCAAAATCATAATCAGCAAACTCGGGTTGTTGCGCGAAATACGTTTTTAGCTTATTTTTGATTGTTTGAAAATCAAGCTGGGTCGATGTAATATTTGTAGCCATTTTATTATCTTAGCCTTGAGAGAGTTGTTTGCACCACTACGACTTCTTCTGTGCTTAAAATTTGAAACTCGGTTGTCACAGAAACTAAATTCCGATCTGGTTGTGAATTTGCTACTACATTTAACACACGAGCTCTTGGTTCGTATGTAGCAATAGCTTGTCGAACTGCAATGTCAATTGTCGTTGCTAATTCGTCATCAGCTAGCTCAAATAACATAGACTGAAGATTTGCGCCGAAATCGGGGCGGAACGGTTTTTCCCCGTAGTTTGTCATTAAAATGGTTTTAACAGATTGCTTAACAGCCGCCGCATCAGTTTTCTTATAAACATCGCCAGATGGTTTTGTGATAAACAACAAATCAATATCCTTATACAACCGAGTGCGCGCAGTAACAAGACTGCGTTGATTTAAATTGCCATCTTCTATTGCAAAAGCTCTAGTAACCATATATAACCCTTTGGTTTTATATTATTTATAGGCGTATGCTATGCCGTCACGTCAAAACCTTGATTCCACGTTACGACCGCATATTGCCCTTGCTGTCTCCATCCAGATTCGTCGTAGTGTACACCCCACGAATATCCTCCCAGGCCAATAGTAATTCCGCGCGCGCGGGCATTGTTTTTAAGAATATCAAGATATTGAGAATACACTCTCGGCGCTTGATTTGGAAGCAGCTGCGTTCCGTTTTGCACTAGATAATGATCCGCCGCATCCCCCGCTGGGTGATTCTTTGTGCCAGAATTACGAGCGGCCTTACCACCTTCAGGGGTAATTACTGCAGCAAAACTAGCTCCGCGCGCGGCGCTCAATTCTCGAACTGCAGTTGCAATTGCATCGATGATATTTTGCTTCGGCAGCGCATTGGGGTTGGGATTGGAAGCAACAACAACCCCGTCGCTTGGCAGACTTCCTGTTCCAGTTAAAAATCCTGATGTGTCAATTTGATTGCCTGGCGGTTGATAGAGATCCATTAGATCTGTAGAGCTTTGAACACTTCCATTAAACCGCGTTTCAATCAAGTTTTGATAACGAATTCCGGTATAGTTTGGAGGGATTGCTGGAGTCTGAATAATAATAGCGACATCCATCTTCCCGTCTGGTTGATATGTGTCGTAATCAATAATTAGCTTGTCAAAAGGAATAAAGTCTTTTAAATATATTGCCAAATCATATGTTTTAGCAATTTCAACTTTTCCAGAAGAATTGTTAACTAATTGATAAGCAACCGCCTGCCCTCTAGTTGCAAGGTCGTTTACGCTTTCTGGTGTTGGTGTTTCGCGCGGCCCGGCTTTATACAACCCTGTTTGAACTTTAAGAGTGTATAGAGAGCTATCGAATACTTGACCGCTGTTTATGATAGTTAGATACCACGCATGAAGCTGTAGGTTTCTAGCAATTTGTCTACGTTGCGTTGGATCTACAATGTGGTTGAGAGTTGTTCCTTTACCGAGGAACCTGCTAATAGGAACTCCCGACAACAATTCTGTTGACTCGACAATTTTCTTTTCGCCGTTGATATAATGGTCAATGTCCGGCAAAAATGATTTCCGCGCGGGCTTAGGACCTGGGCGGATCCAACCCGGATCAACCGCACCAACTGTGTTTGGCGACCGCCAAGTGTTTGGTTGGTTTGGCGATGTTCGTCCTATCGACGGAGGAGCTGTGTTTGCATAAGATGGACTTAGTTGTCCAGCTGCAACTTGGTTGCCAGTAAATATCTCGTTGTTGTAGTTTGCCGGATCACGCATTTTTTGTCGAATCTCAGATGTAAGGAGGTCATCACGAGATAGACCGCCGTTAAATTCTGTTCGGTCAATCATCTTAACAATCTCGCCGCCCGGATCGATGTTGACTTCAACTATGCCTTTTTCTGACGCCTCAAGATATTCTTTCATTAATGCCGCATCGGGAAGAGCCGTCGCAGTTGTATCAACTGCAGTGGCGGTCAGCGATCCAATTGTCACGGGCCCGAGACCGCCCGCAACTCCAGCTTCCTGTGCATCGCGCGCAGTTCCTTCTAAATCACCATGGAATGTTTCTGCTTGCATAGACGTTCCATACACGGTGTTTTGAATATGTGCGTTGTACCCATACAAGTGAACTCCCGCTCCACCAATCGTTCCTGTGGATCCGATTACAGTCATACTGTTTGCGGCGATATTCATATTGTCGGAAGAAATGTCAATTCCTGCTTCTGAAGTAACCTTTGTAGCCCCACCACCAGCGATCTGCATGTCACCCTCGGACGCCATCATCGTCGTTCCCTTTGTAATCAAATTGGTGTTTCCGAGTGTTGTTGTAGTTGATGTTCCAAGAGTGGTAACACTTGACGATCCTTTAACCGTATTGCCATAATTACCTGTGGTTACGGTTCTTTGAGATCCTTTTACAGCTGTATAATGATTCCCTCGAATATTAACATTATGATTCATGCAGTTGATGTTATAATCTCCAGTAACATCTACGTCAAAATTTCCATCAATTTGTATTTTTGCACTACCAGCAATAACAATTGTTGCATCTTTTTGTACCGTCAATGAGTGCTTTCCAGCTGCGTAAATAGCAATTGATCCATCAGGCAACATATCCACTCCCGCACCGGTGCGGTGTTTAATTAACACTCGCTCGCCCGCCGGTGTGTCGTTGTACTGAATTACGTGACCGCTTGGAGTTAAATTGGTCTTGACGTGAGGATATTGAGCTGGAACATCTTGTTCTTGAATAGCGCTTCCAGGTGCACCAACAGCTCCGAGTGACAGTGGATAGTTATAAGCAGAATAGTGTAGCGTCGAACTACCAATCATAGCCGTTGGCAGTTCGCTTGTCACATCACCAAACGATAGTGGTGTCTTTGCAATATTGTCTGTCATTGTGGGATTGCCCTTCGTATTTCAACAGGTTCATCTTCAATATCAGGAATAGCGGAGAATCCAGCTGCAACAATTTCCATCAGAGACCTCAATTGTTCAATTGATGGTGGTGAGTTATTAACATCAACAATTGTTGTTTTGCCAAAACGCGCCTTTACATATTGGCGAACATCAAATGCCGGAGACCCGGTTGTTTCGTCTACATCTTTTACGCCAACAACTTGCCCATATGGATATACTGCAAAGAATGTTTTCATAAAAATGTCAAATGTATTCCATTGTTTTCTCGTATAGTCTCTTGATGTTACTAAAGATTCTACATCAGTGCCGGCGGCTTCTTTAGCAGTTACGCCAGTTCCTCCAGCAAATGCTATTCCAACAGTGTTTGTGTTCCAATTGGCAGTATAGCTACCAAGTTGGTCTATTGGAACAACAGGCTGCAAATCACCACTTCGAGTAATCAAAAAATGCCATTGAGGAGCATCATTTGCCTTTACGTCTTGATCGACATGCGTTTTTGTAGATCCAACGACCACGGTTGTTATATCTCGCTGGGCCGCCGATAATATAGCTTGAACTTCTAGCTCAGATCCTACGTATGTTTCATTAGCAACAATTGGATTGGTTGGTTGGTTGGTAGTAATTGTTTTAATTGGTTGAGTTAATAGTGGCAAATTAGCTGACAGCAATTGAGATAACGACGTTGGGATCGCGCCTAACGTTGTGGTAATTGCTGTTGTGGATAGATTAGAAAACGATTGAAGAATTGTTGCAGCCTCGGAAAGTTGTTTGTTTTGAACAAAAGCCTTTACTTGAGTTTCAAGAGCGTCAGGCAACAGCTGGCCGGCAGTAATTCCGGTAATTGTTTCTAAATAGTCGCCAGTCACTTTCTCAACTACATTATTAACAACTCCTTGTAGCCCTTCATTTAAAGCTCCAGAAAGTTGGGTTTGAAAAGAATTAAGTTGTTTTGTTAAGTCTTCTGTAATAGATAGTCCGCGTTCAATTTCGTTTAATACGGTGCCTATTTTATCTGTAACATTAGGAATTGCTGGCATTGTTTGTTTGACGGCGTCGGTAATTTTGTTTAGTGGAGCTGCCGAAACCGCATTTAGTGTTTTTGATAATGCTTCAGGTGTAGCAGCAGATATCGCAAGTTTTAGCATTCCACCGCCAACAGCTGTCTCAGTTAGCTTCTGCAAATCGCCCGCCGCCGACGTTAATTTACTGCGAATATCGATACCACCGGGGTCGTCCACCAGCATAGCGATTCCCCTGTTAATCACAGCAGGAGCGTCTTCAATAGTGTCGTCAATTTCTTGTGTCAACGACTGAAAGCCATTAATAACTTCGTTGACGTTTTTCCCCAAATTTGTTGATACCGCCGCTGTTAATTTTTGCTGAGCTTCAAATGTTTTTTCAGCAACTGCGTTAAAATCAAATCTATCTGCAATGTTTTGAAGTTCTGCGTTAATGTTTCTTAAGTCGGTCATGATTGGTCACTCAAGTTGTAATATGTTCCGCTGTAAGGCAATCCTTCAGCGTAAGCAATTCTTTCTTCTTCACCGTATTTTTTTCTAGGATATACGCTGCTGGCTGAATATGGCGGCTCGGGAAAACGGCTCGTGCCTCCTCCTTTACTATCCGGTAGCTCAGCTGGGATCTCAAATTTTCTCATAAATTGAACAGCTGCTTGTGCTGGTGTTGTGCACTTAAATAGCCCTGCCTTTCCAAGATAAGCAAAGGTATCGAGCTCGTACTTAATAAACTGCAGCTGGGTGCTTAAATTGCCAGGTTGTATTCCATTTCTTTTTGCAAAAGATAATAATCCGTCCGGCCCAGTCACTCGGCTGGCTCTCCACTGACAAATTCCATAGCTATTACCGTCAAGGTCACCGCCACTTGACAAGCTAACTATGCGTTCATCAAAATTACCTGATTCTACAATTATATTGCCAATAATTCCTTTAGCGACAGCATCTGTCCATTCTGGGCCTAAACTCGTAAAATAATTATAGCATTGTTCTGCAGCTGCAGATGAGGTAGGAATCGGTTCCAATGCCCCGCCATAATCACCCGGGTTGGTTGAAAATTGCGCGCCGGTTCTTGTACTCTGTTGAGAATTGTTTCCGGAATAGCCCTGCCCTGTTGTCTGCGCTTCTATAAAACCATCAACAACTTTATGAGGAATTGATCCTAATACCAACGGCATTTGAGAGTTAATACCATCCAAAAAAATGCCAAATACCTGCGCGCCGTTTTCGAGGTTTGGCGGGAACCCAGACATAACACCACCCTCGGTTGTCGGAAGCATAACGGATGCCCACGGCAAATCGCCGGCGTCAACGGCAGCGTTGTGAAGCCCAATAATGCGGATCCGTACACGGCCTAGCGGCGGTTTAAATGGGTCGTTTGCGTTGTCAACAACTTCAGCAATAAACCATCTGGTAATGTCGCCATAAAAATCTGTCGTAATAGTTTTTGACATCAATTCCTCATATTAATTTAAAGCTTCTTTTGTCCCAATGCCAGAATAGTTTAACTTAACTGCTGTAAAATAAACTCGATATCCTCCATCACGAGTCATGGAGTGTCTCGCTGCATATAAAAGGTATTCACCAGATCTTTTTGCGTCTTCGTATAATTTATCACCAATACTAGTAGTAAACTGTAAATTTGCTTTCGCTCCGACTGTCGTTTGCACTTTTTGGTCGGCGGAAATGAACAGTCTACCTGCAACAGAAAAAGTTAGTGATTCATTAGTCAGCCACGAACGAAATGCTTTGCTGTCAATTTTGAGCATATGATCGCGATCGTTTCGACCTTCGGTATATGCATAACAACCCTCTGTAGAGACACACGTGTCATACACGTAAGAAGCATATGATTGAGTAACAATGCGACTTTCGGGTCGATTATGCACTAGCTCTTCTTCTCCAACATCGGTCTGTTCGCTTTTACTTAAGTCAGGCAGTCGCCAAGGAAGCGTAGCTTCTGATGGATAGTTGTTTTGTAGTGTTTGAAACATTGTTCCAGTTGATTTTGGGCCAGCTGGAGTATTTAATTGTCTGTTTGCAAAAAGTCCGTATGCTGTCCATCGTTTTCCCAGCCCATCTGACGAGACAAAACCATTATTCTCTGTCTTATCAACATTTCCCGGTCCAAACGTGTAGTTGTGGTTAACATCATGAAAAAGAAATTTAGTGTTTACAAATCCTTCTTTATTTAATGATATAAAATCAGATGTATTATTATCATGATGTGTGTCTATAATAAACAACTGGTCGTTTATAGACATTTCATTAGTGTTAGTAAACGCTTGCGAATAACGAAACGGCTGAGTTATTTTTGGATTTTTATCAACCATTTCATTAAATGGCTGCAAATAAATGCTTTGAGATGGAAAGGTTGAATACAAATAATACGGTTCACCGTACTGACCTGTAATTCTATCTTTAACCCAGTCCGCTAGTTGCAATGGCGTTATGTTCGGCGCAATTATTTTCATTTGTTGTTGCGCGTCTTGGCCTATCAATGTCGTATCAGTTACAATATCTCTATCAAAATAATTTTTAAAAATATCAACTATTATTTGCTTCCCTTTGCCCTTAAACGTTTTATTAACGTTTATAAAGTCAGATAGATATCCGATATCCTCAATTAAATGAAGCATAATATACGATTGTTGATCGTTTGCTCGAATATTTTTTATAACTTTATCAATATAGAACACCTTTTTGATTGTTCTATATTGATCTTCAGGCAAACGCACTCCAAGTGTTAATTTCTCGACGCCTGAGAAATTAATTTTAGAATATATTGCATTATCGTCATTAATACCAACCACAGCTGTTAAAAATGGATTGTCAATAGATTCGTAAATGTCTATATCCATAATAATATTACGAATATCAAACACTCTATTTGGAATTTTGGGTGTTTCAAGGTCGGCAACTTCTAGTACAAAATCATATGCAGAAGCGGCGCTGCGTTTTTGATCCATACTACGTTCCTAGCGATTGAATAAAAGTTGAGTATATTGTACTCAGAGCCGTTGGTTTTAATACTTTTATCTCTCTAAGATTTTCATTTGATTCGACCAACTTATCATATTTTGTAATTGGTGTATATATTGATGATGTCCCTATTGTTGGATCAACATCTATCCAATTGCCATCGACATCTTCCCAGTGGTCTATAGAATTGTATTCACGCTCAGCTGAAAATGTCGACAACGTTTCAACAGTTGTTCCAACTTCACTCTGAATAATTTCGCTATCAACAAAGCTGTCAGGAACCGCGGTTACGATAATCTGACCAAAATCAAGCCGGCGGCGGATTATAGTTCCAGTCGCTCCTGACGTCACTCCACTAATTGTCTGCCCCACTTTAAATTTATCTGCAAATAGTTCTCTAGTAGTAATAGTCGTGTTTGGATATCGCCGGGCTATTTCCTCTGTAAGCAATCTATTTGGAAGCGGCCATCCTGATTCTCGAAGATGATCATTTAGCAAAAAGAAAGTCCAATAATATTTGGGGTCGCCGTACAATTTTGTTGAAACGTGGTCTGGTCTTTCACCATCTATAATAGTGTACTTTCTGTAAAAACTAATATTATCTTTTATTTGGTCAATGATATCAACATACACTGATAAGTTTTGAAAAGCTGTTTTGCTTTTTTCATTACCAAATTGATAATCGGATACGCGAGGAAAATACTTAAAGTAACTCATTAATAACCTCTTTCAACGTCAGATCTATCAATCGGCCGCTCTTCAAAGAACGTCATTGTAACATCCATTTCGGATGGATGGCCATCGACATGATACCCCATGTTTGAGGGGTTATATGTTGCATTAAACGAAACGAGATAGCATGGTAACATTTTATATCCTACTTGTTTGCCATTATAAGACATTCGAATGTCAAACATATTTGGATAATCGTAAGCAAGTTTGAGTTGTTCGGGTTGATTCTCGAGAGCTTGGGTTGGGACAGGATACATTTCAGTTCTAAAGAAATTAACAATTCCACTTATTGCTCTTGCTTCAGCTGGGGAACTTGCAATCAACTTATATTGAAATGAAAATTCTCTAGGGCGGACATCTCTAAATAATGTCTTGCGGTTTGGATTCAACGCAATACGTGCTGCATTAATTGCTGCGTTACCAATCGGCTGAGGCAGCGGCGCGCGCGCGAGCGCAACTCGGGCGGCGTCTGGAGAACTAATCTTGCCGATTAGATCTGTAACAGAAGACAGTCCTTGCTGTGCAGATGTAACTATTGCCTTTGCAGTGCTGCTTAAGTTGCCCGTTTCTGATAACACTCTGTTCGCCATTCCACCAACTATGCCAAGTTCAACAGTATTGTCATACCCAATGTTATCAGCAAGTTGTAAGGCCTGAGGCAAATATAATCTGACATTGGCTGATGGGTTATAAAAATACCCCGTTTTTTTCTGACTGACTGTGTACGATTCGCCGTCAATTGTTTGTGAGTTATCATCTTCATCAGCAACCGTGGTTGCAATTGTCGACGCAACGTCAACGACTGTTTCCCACGCAAGTTCTGGTGGAATTACTTTAACACGACGGAATTCTATTACACCGGGATACTCTGATGTTAGTGGAAATCTAAGTCGAGGACCTTGTTCGGTTCCTTGTTGTATCTTCATAAAGACAATCCGCTAAATATTACTGTTAACTTGATAATATTTATACGGGGGATCCGTGCCTACTTACAGTGGCAAGTATAAAGTAAAAAATCGATCGAAGTATAGGGGCAATCCCGACAACGTAATATACAGGTCGTTATGGGAACGGCATTGTTTTGTGTGGCTGGACAACAACCCATCAGTAACGTCGTGGTCAAGTGAGGAAACGATTGTCCCATATCTGTATGAAGTAGATAAAAAATACCACAGATATTTTGTTGATCTTGTATTCACAGATCGATCTGGCAAAACATATATGATAGAAGTAAAACCAGAAAAAGAAACAATCCCTCCGACTAACCCAAACAAATCTAAGCGGTATATTGCTGAATCTCTTACTTACATCAAGAACCAAAATAAGTGGAAAGCTGCAGATAAATACGCTAAGAAGAAGGGATGGATATTTCAAATCTGGACCGAAAAGCACTTACAGCAACTCGGTATCCTGCCAAAAACAGCAAAAGCACTACCAAAGCTAAAACCACTAAAGGCTCGGCCAAAACAATAGTATTGCAGCCCACCACAACGGACCGCTCCTTTATTATACAAAGATTTTTCAGTTTGTCAACGCAATAAATATAGATATGGCTAGTAATTTATTTCAAACCCTCGAATATGAAGCTTTTAGAGCAGGAATCACGCCGCGGACGAAGCAGTCTCGTGATTGGTTTCGTAAACGTGCGCAACAACTACGACGTGTCGATCGTCGAGCGCTAATGTTAGAAGAACCAGTAGAGCTTAACGATAATCAGGTGCTAGGACACATGTATCATTTTTTCTATGATCCAAAGCATAAAAAAACGCTCCCATACTACGATAGTTTCCCACTCGTAGTCGTGCTAGGACCGGCGAAGAACGGGTTCCTCGGGCTCAACCTGCACTACCTCCCGCCAATACTGCGAGCCAAGTTTCTAGACGCGCTTCTGGAGGTGACAAACAACAAGAGATACGACGACAGCACAAAGTTTGCAATTACTTACAACCTACTGCAGCGAGCAGCCCGGTACAAACATTTCAAGCCTTGTATCAAGCACTATTTGACCGAGCACGTTCGTAGTCGATTTGCGAAGATCCCAGCACCGGAGTATGAAATTGCTGTTTTCCTACCAACCGCCGACTTCCAAAAGGCCAGCAAAGCAAGGGTCTATGCAGACTCAAGGAGAATAATTAATGGTAGCTAGTGTTGAGCAATTAAAAGGTTTATTTTCCGCAAAAAACGGCGTGGCGCGGCCGAACCTATTTACTGTTAGTCTTCCGCGGCTACCAGGCGCCGCCGCCGCAAGTTCCGAATTAAATCTGCTGTGTAGAGACGTTACCTTACCTGGCCGTCAAATATTATCATACGACAGGGAAATTGGCACAAAAAGAGAAAAAATTGCTTATGGATCTGCGACAGATGATGTCACAATGTCGTTTCTTGTGTTGAATGATTATGGTGTAAAAAGGTATTTTGAACAATGGCAGCAATTAGCGTACAACCCAGCAACTTATCAAATTGGTTATAAATCTGATTATGCAAAACAGATTACCATTAGTCAATTGAGAAAGGGATTTGGGTTCCCACTATTAAACAAGCAATTTCCTCTTGCCGGACTCCCAACGTCTGTTATTAATAGACTTCCGAATCTAGGCCCCATCAACTTTGCTCAGCAAGAGTTTGACTTGGATTTTTTGACCAGCGCAAACGTAATATACACGTGCACACTAGAAGACGCGTGGCCAACAACAGTTGAGGGAATTGCGCTCAACAATGAATTGGATGGTCTTATTGAATTGCGAGTGTCAGTAACATACGCTCGGTGGTATTCAAATTTCAACCAACAATCCCAAACAAATGATTTGACCAACCTAGCAATAGGAAGCATTTTGACAAACATTACCAAATAGGATATAGATAATGGCTTTACCAAAAATAAATGAAGTCCCAAAGTACAAGATTACAATCCCATCAACGCAACAGCAAGTGATGTACAGACCTTACTTGGTCAAAGAAGAAAAATTGCTAATGCTGGCGTTTGAGAGTCAAGATCAATCTCAAATATTAAATGCTGTCACGGATACAATAAAATCGTGCGTCTTTGATGAATTAAACGTCAAAGACCTAACCACATTTGATGTTGAGTATTTGTTTTTACAAATTAGATCTAAATCAGTTGGAGAGAAAGCAACTGTTTCGACTAAGTGTCCTAACTGCTCTGATTCTGTTCAGTTTACTGTTAATTTAGACGATATAACAGTTTCAGTTCCTGATGGCCATACAAACAAAATACCATTGACAGACAAAATCATTCTCAAAATGAAATGGCCATCCTACAATATTATATCTGGACTCGTTACTAAACAAGAGTCAATTACCAACATGACTTTTGATATGATTATTCAATGTATGGATTGCTTAATGACCGACGACGAGGTCATTAACTTTGCTGATGAGCCACGTGCGGAAATCGTTAACTTTCTTGAAGCATTAACAAGAGACCAATTCGCAAAGATCCGTGATTATATTGATAACATCCCCAAACTAACACATAAGGTTGATGTGACTTGTGGTTCGTGCAACCATCATTTTGACGTTGTATTGGAAGGAATCAACGATTTTTTCTAATTGCTCTATCTCATGAAGATTTAGTTAATTATTATCAAACTAACTTTACATTAATGATTGATTTTAATTTGTCATTGCATGAGATAGAGAATATGCTACCGTGGGAAAGAGAAGTTTACATTACGCTACTAAAAGATTATATAAAACGCAAAGAAGAAGCAATCGACCGACAGAGGAATATATAAAATGTCAACTCTTGCCGACATTTCAAAGCAATTAGCTGAAAACAGCGATCAGCAAAAAGAAACTAATACGATTCTCGATCAGATTCGGCAATCGTTTAGTGATTGGTTTGTAACGCAACAAGGTGAAGGTCTTAGGGGGCTGGAAGACAAGATTGAACAACGCAATCGTATTCGAGGCGCTGATGGCTCTTTGATCTCAGACGGTGTTGGTTCATCTAAACGCGAAGTAACTGAACAGGCTGGATTTCTCAGTCGATATGTTGTCGATGTCGGCCGGTTTATTGCGCCAGTTACAAAAGCGATTGGAGGGCTGGCAGGAATGTTAGCTAGTGTTACGAAATACTTACTACCGTTTGGGGGATTAATAAAGTGGGTGTCTCGTATGGCAGGTGGGGGCTTGCTGCTCGGCGGCCTGTTCCTTGCGTTTGATGTACTACGTGACATTCACCAAAACCCAGCTGTGCAGCAATCTGTAGAGTCGATAAGAAAAACATGGAATGAAACAATTGTTCCAGCATGGACAAAGCTAGCATCTTGGTTTGATGGGTTGCTCGACACAAACACGATGAGTGTCGCAATAGCTGGAATAGTTGAAGGCTGGAATAATACAGTTGCTGCGATTCAAGGGTTTCTTGGCCGCACTATAGAGGGCCTTGCTACTGCAGTGGGAGGGGTAATATCAGGGCTTTCAAAGTTCATCGACGGCGATTTTGTTGGCGGGATGGAAACAATATTGTTTGGTTTAATGAATGGAGTTCGAACAATCTTTGATGGTGCAATTACCGGAATCTTTAATATGTTCGGTATAAATTTTGGTGAAGATGGAACGTTTATGGGTTGGTATGAGCGTAAGTTCTTTGAGACGTCAGACGGAATACAGTCTGTAATGGGGGGAATGTTAACATCAATCGGAGAAAAGTTTCCACAACTAACTTCGATGATTACAGGAGCTTGGGATAATTTTACAACATTTTTGTCGGATAAGTGGACAGCATTTACAGATTTTCTAACCGCCGAGATCCCTGCAAAATTTACAGCAATAAAAGATAGTTTGTCGAAAACTTTTGCCAATCTAGACGCGGACGCTGTAATGAAAGGAATCTCTGATGTTGTCCTCGGAGGATTCGAAAACATATCAAATAGATTAGTCGCGGTAAAAGATGGCGCCGTGGGAATGATCTCATCCGTAGTGACAGGATTCATGTCAATTAAAGATCTCATAGCTGCTAATTTAGATTATTATGCAACAAAGTTAATCAACGATTTTAAAATATCATTTGAGTTTTTAATTAGCAAATTCCAAAACATTCCTGATCAATTGTATTTGTTATTAGCTGAAAACTTTAGGTTTAGCTTTCCGCAAATTACAGTTCCTAAACCAAAATGGTTGGGTGGCGGTGAACACGAAATAATACCACCGTTCGAAATCGGAATCGGTGATCAAAAAACAATACAAACAACAAGAGCTCAAATAGAAGCACGAAACCAGGAGACTGGTGCGGCAATAGAAAAGCTGCAGTCAGAAACTGCAGCCGCCCTACAACGCAGTGTAGAAGCTCTAGAACAAATACAAAGAGCGTTTACTCAAACAATTGTCGTCAACAATGTTCCTTCTGCTCCGACCCCAGCACTAGCTCCTAGTGGAGGTGGAACAACAATGATTACAATGCCCGTCGAGACATACGACAAGCACATGGCGCGCGGAAATGGCATACAGTATCAATGGGGTAGATAAAAAAAAGCCCCTCTCGGGGCTTTCTATCAATCTTCGTTGGCCAGTTTGGCAAAGTAACTCATCGTATCATCTGGATCATCATCCAACGACGTGTTCTCTGCGGTAGGCATCTCGCGAGGGGCCTCCTGCTGATCCAGCGAGACTTCTTCTCTGACAGTCCGCGGAGCACTCTCCCCAAGAACAATCTGCAGACGAGACTTTAGCTCATCGTAGCTCTTGTAGTTTGCAGGATCGACCCATTCGGCCATTGAATGCTGCTTGTTGAAGATCTCTTCCAGCTCAGCGTCATCACCACCCTTCAGAGGAGAAGCTGACTTGAACGTAGAAGTGTCGTAGTTGGGATATCCCTCTACCTGGCGAATCTTTAGAACAAAGTCCGCGCCTTCCCACATATCAAATGGGTTAATTGGATCCTCATCAGGAAACTCTGGCTGCATTGCAAGAGTGATCTTGTCAAAAATCTTCTTGCCAAAGCGATATAGCTTGACCTGGCCATCGTTTTCCGGATTTGCGGGATCGTGAAGAACAAGAATATTAGCAATGTAGCGCAGATTGCGCTTGCGCTGGCGAACAACAGCCTTCATAGACTCGATTCCACTGTTCCAGTCTTTGCTGTTCAATTCGCTGACGGGGTCAGGCTGACCAATAGAAGTCAGTGACTTTTCAATGTACCACTGTCCGGTCGGGCCTTTGAACGCATGATCCCAATAGCGGATCCACGGCGTTCCGTTGTCTTCTTTGCCTGGGAGGAAGCGGATGACGGCATATCCGTTACCATCTTTTCCACGAGTTGGCTGCCAGAAGCGATCGTCTTCCCGCGGCCCACCTTGCTGACCTGCTGCTTGCTTTGCATCTTCTACTAGCTTGCTAAGGTCAGTGCGATTACGCTTAAGCGATTTAAAATCCATATGTATTTCTCCGTATCTTTTCGTATCTATGTTTGTCCACAGTATCCATAATAATGGGGTATGTATGCCGTTTAATCAACAGGTAACGTGTTCTGTTTTGGCAAAAAATTCAAGCTCATCGCTTCCGCTTCAAGCTTGTTTTTGATAATAGGTGAAATGAACTTGCGCGCATCCTCCAAGTCCACCTCATTTTCTTCGCATGCAACAATTACTGCATCAATGTACGTCTGGTTGTCTCGTCGAACGATTTCTTCAACCAGCTTTGCGAATTTTGCTTTTGTTAGAAATTGCTTCTCTTCGTTGCTCATGATCTCTCTGTGCCATTTCGTCTGTATAAACTCCAATGTCCGAATACCACACGCCAGCAGAACGCTTAGGCGTGCCATCCGGATAATACGACATGGCAACTGAAACCATCTTAACCTTGCTCTGACGTTCTTCGCCATAGCGATGGTCAAGATAAACACCAGTGCGAAGATAAGCCTCCAAGTTAGCTACATACGTCTCGATGTCAGTATAACGCGCGCGCTCTGAACTATCTTTGCTATTCTTGAAGTCTCTCATCGCCTGCAACAGCTGCTTATTCGTCTTGATCCACTGACGGACGTTCGTCAAGCTAAACAGATCATCGCTCGGCAAATTGCGAACTGTTTCGTCGATCGTGCTATTGGTCGACGGACCTTTTGCTTCGCGTGCCTTCTGTAGTCGCTCGGCCGCGGCTGCTTTTTGAGCCGCAGTCATCGTTCGTTTAGTGCGGACCTTTTTTGGCTTAGTCGTCTTGGCACCAATTTGCTCAAGCGCCGCGGCCTTTTTGGCAGCCTTTGTTGCTTTCATCTTTGCAACACGCGCAGCAATCTGTTCGGCAGTTTGTGGTTTACGAGCCATGTCTCACCTCTTTCATCATATACTATACTATAGCATGTTTTTGAATAAAGGTCAACTGTCGTTTAGCTTGATTAGCTCGATTTCGCCATCAGGTAGATGGCGATATTTTAGATATCCCTGCTCGCAAAGCAATTTGATCAGCTCCTCGACAACAATTCCTTTTTCATACGTGCCAAACGACCGACCAATCAAAAAACTAACAATGAAAATTCCACCGCCGACTATTGCTGTCATCACCCAAGGACTAATAATCAGTTCCATATCGTCTCCTTTTAGTTGTATTTATTAGCTCGGAGTAAACGAAATAACATTGTCAACCTTAAACGATCTCCACTCACTCTTATTGATATCAAACGCCCGGATCACATCGTCGGAATACTTCTCAGTGCCCCGAGGTCTCCATTCTTCCGGAATATTTCTCATTTCACGTGTGCACAACATGTCACGCTCTTCACCATTGACTTTGGTAAAGATTACTCTGCAGATGCCATTGCTCAGAGCAGTCATCATTTCTTCACGAGTCATTATAATCTCCTTTATTTTTGCTTCTCAAGAAGCTGTTGATGTAGTGATTTTGTCGCGTTCCAGTTTTCACAGGCGCTGTAGTAAATGTCTCTGGCCGCAAACTCTCGGCACATTGCTCTAACTTCATTGCCTCTTGAAATTGAAGATGATGCAAACGCCACAGTGAGACATAGCGCAACACCGAACAAACTAAGTGCAAACATATCATTATCACTCATCAGTCTTCCCCTCCCCAAGTGCGTCGCGGGCGATTGCTTTTGCCCGTATGGCCCACCAGCTTTCTCGTCCCCACGAGTTAAGGCTAGCAATTGCGTACAGCGCCGCTTCTAACTCCGCGATTCGCTTGGCATCCGCTTCGAGAAGGTCGGCGCGGATGTATCTGGTATCATCAGGCGAGCCGACATCCTGATAATTCCATTCCCCAGTAAGCGCTTGGCCGAAAGACCAAGCAGTGACATTGGCCCAAATTTCATCCGGCGCGGTTACGTTAGTGTCTTTTTCCATCATCTATCCAAGACTTTTCGATCCATTGAATCTCGAATCCGTCTTGCTCCATATCAATTGCTTGTTGAATCGGAAGCTCAATCACCCAGCTTTTCTCTAGGCCATCAAGCTCAATCGTAGCATATTCAATCTGTTTACTTTTCACTGAACTCCTGCTCCTCGCCCCAAGAAAGAACTTTCGCAGCCCTAAGAGCCCCAAGCGCTACACGAGGAGCTTCAGAACATGTACACGTACTACGGGCTATACTGAGCAACGCGTCTCGCATGAGCTCTCCCTGGCTCTCACAAAGTTCTGCACG